CTAGGAAGATTTCGGTTCGTTGTCACGGATTGTCACAAGCGATCCCAAACTCGTCGCAGCAGCAGCAAGCGCGTCGGTCTGCGAGTGCGTGTAGGTCCGCATTGTGAACGAACTGTCGGCGTGACCAAGCCACGCTGCGATGACCGCAATCGGGACTCCCTGGAGGTGCATGAGGGTTCCGCAGGTGTGTCGGGCATCGTGGAGCCGAACCTGAGCGACGTCCAAATCTGCGAGGATCGATTTCCATCGCTTGGTGAGGGTGTCGGGGTGCAGAGGTTGTCCGGCTTCGTTGCAGGCGACATATCCGCCGTCGCCGTAGCCTTCGCCGAATGCCAGCTTTTCGGCCGCTTGTTGTCGTTTCGCGGCTTTGAGTTCGTCGGCGAGTGGTTGAGGCAGAGGCAAGGTTCGGCCCGATGCGGTTGACTTGGCGTCCTCTTGGTCGATGGCTTCGCCGCCAGCCGACACTCGAGTGGGTCCGATCCTGAGTGTTCTATTCTCCAGGTCCACATCAGCCCATCTCAATCCTCCGAGTTCGCCGCGTCTAAGCCCTGACAGTGCGAGGTGCCAAACGTGCCGCAGGCGATCGTTCTTGATCGCGCCGAGAACGACCTGAACTTCGTCGGCGGTGAGCGTCTGGAGTTGTTTCCGTGTCTGCGGAACGTGGTCGACGAGCGCGGCTACGTTTCGGACGAGTTGGCCTTCCTTCACGAGCTGCTCAAGAACTTGAGACAAGGTGCCAACCATGAGGTTGCACGTTCGTGGGCCCCATTTCTTTCTGGAGTGTCCTGTCGATCGGGTGAGCTTTCCCTCTCTCAGTTCTTTGATGAGTTTGTCGATGTCTAGGCGAGTCAGCTTCTGAACGGAGATGTCGCCTAGTTCTGATCGGACCGGCTTTAGGACGTCTTCGTATCCGACCTTCGTCGTCGGCTTAATTCCGTGTCGCGATAGGAGCCAGTTCGCGCAGGCTCGCTCGACTGTGAGATCGATTGAGTGAACGAATGTTCCACGCTGCACTTCGTTTTGAATTCTTGCGAGTTCGTCACGCGCGTCAGCTTCGGTGGTGAATCTCTTTCTTAACTGTTTTCGGCGGCCGGTGATCGGATCGACCCCGGTGTCGACCGTCAGCTGGTATCTGATTGCGTTTTTGCCGCGTTCTTTTTTCGCGAGTTCGATCTTTTTGATCTGCGGAGGCAGTTGTTGTCGGGCCATTTTTTGTCCTTTCTGTGCCAGAGGTCTCGCCATACGTGGATGAGTTCCACGGTCACTTTCAGTTCGTGTGCGATGCCGGCGAAGTGTGCACCGTGCATTCGTTCTGCTTTTCGGTAGGACTCTTCGGAGATGAGAAGTCGTGCCGCGTACTCGTCAGCTTGGCGTTCTTGGAAGTAGTGAATCCGGGCATCGGGTGTCGACATGTCGTGGTGATGTGTGGCATGTCCGAGTTCATGCCCGAGGGTGGTGCGTGTGTAGTCGAGCGGCATTCCTGCTTGCAGGACGATGATTCGCGGTTCCGCATACCAGCGGCCACGTTCCTTGCCTGGCAGGTTGCCTTCGACTATCGCGATGCCGTTAGCGCCTGCCAGGTCTTCGAGTTCTTTCAATTACGCGTCCCAACCGTGGTCATCTTCCGGAAGGGGCTCGGAACTGGTGTTTGCGGCGTAGGGTTCGTCGCTCTCGATCAGTGCCTGTACATCGACATCGGCAACCCTGTGGGCTTGACCTAGCGAAGTCAACGGATAGACGTTGTCTTCCATGGGGATCAGACCGAGTGCTTGCGCCTTAGCTAGTTGCTTCTCGACCTCCGCTCGAGTCATTCCTTCGGTGAGACTGATTGTCACGTCGGGGCGTCGCGATCGTGCGGCGAGAAGATCTGCGAGTTGGGGTGTTGTCAGTGAACGATCGACTAGCTCGAGGATGAGGGCTTCTTGATCGGCGGTCGCGAGCAGCTGGCCGTCTGAGTCGACGAAATTCATTGTCTCCTCGACTGTTACGAACCCCAACTCAACTAGTGCGTCAACGGGGTTGACCTCTACTGCACGGCAAATAGAGATGACGTCGCTGGCGTTGAGGCCGTCGGCCAGGCGCTTGCGTGCAGTCTTCTCGGTTACGTCGAGTATCTCGCCGATTTCGACTGCTGTCAGACGCCTGCCTGCCAGGTGTTCGAGAACTGTCTTTTGCTCACTCATGAATCTGAGGCTAACCGGTAACTTTCTTCCGGTCAACCCACGTTTGACGTGCAGTTACGGTCAAATTGGTCGACGCTACCGGTAAATGTTGTTGACTTCGACCGGAGAACCGGTAAATATCTTCCATGTAACTTACGAACAGCGGAGGAAACCGGAATGTTTCTACTGAGTCTGGATGAGATGGAGCGGGTGAAGCGTGTCCACGCACTCCGAAGCTTCGTCGCTATGGAGGAGCGGACACACGTATCTGAGCGGACATGGAGGACGGCCTTCAAGTCGCGTCGGCCGACGCCCCAGGTCCTGGATGCACTCGGGGCGTTAGGCGCTCGGAGCAGCAAGATCCTGATCTGGGATGAGCCATCTTCGCTTACGGGTCCGACAATTCGTCAGCAGGTGCCGGCATGAAACCGACACGTCTACTCACTGCTGTTCAAGCCGGAGAACTGCTCGGAGTTGATGAGACCACAGTCCGCCAGATGTGGCGCGAAGGTGAGCTTAAGTGCGTGCACATCGGGCGCGGTCGCAAGGTCTCTGATGCCGAAATCTCGCGCTACATCGAGGAAAACGAGCAGTTTGCGCCCACCGCATGAAGAAACCGCCACCTGTTCCAGCAGATGACGGCTTCACTCCAATCCCCAAGCAAGGAATCTGATGACTGACCATACTGCACAACTCGCCACCATCCCAGTTGTCGGCACCGCGGGAATCCTCGGCGCCAAGGTAGGTGGGAAGGCGATCGCGGCGTTCCGTCCGATCGTCGAAATGCTCGGGATGGCCTACTCTGCGCAGCTCCAGAAGCTGAAGTCAAAGTCATGGGCAGTTGTGTCGAAATTCGACACAACTGGTGCAGACGGCAAGACCTACGAGATGGTCGGCGTTGACCGCAAGACATTGACGATGTACCTCGCGACACTTGATGAGAACCGCGTCAAGGAGGAGGTTCGACCAGTCTTGGTCGCACTTCAGGCGGAGGCGGCCGACGCATTGGATGCCTATTTCCACGAGGGTGGCGCGATCAATCCGGATGCAACCGTTGATCAGCTCGACGCTCTTGCGATGAAGGCAGCGCAACGGCTCCAGTTGCTCTCGCTTGCCAAGGGGATGGTCGACGACTCCTGGCTTGAGACCAAGGTTCGTCATCAGTTGGCAGTTGGGCTCGGTGAGGAGCCGGATATTGAACCGCTCAAGCGAACGCTGACAGTGTCGGACTTTCTTGACGGTAAGGGTGTGAATGATCGGGGGCAGCGCAAGTTCGCGTCATCGATGGGTGCCCTGGTGAAGAAGTCGTACCGGGAGTTGCACAACACGGAGCCAGGTCAGGCGATCCGGTTCATCAACGGTGCTGACCGGCCCGTCGCGGCTTACACCGAGCGCGACCGTGCGTTGTTCGAAAAGGCTTGGGCGATACTCGGATCTGCGATCGAGCCCGAGTTTTTCACGAAGGGATTGGTTGCCTCATGACTGAGCGGGAGCTTGCTGACAATCGGGATTCGATGTCGTTGGCGGAGCGTGTTGAGGCTCGCCGGGTGCTGGATGAGGCTGCCGGCGTCAAGTACGGACTGCCGTCTGAGCAGGGCTTGAAGCGTTTGGCTCGGATCATGGGTCCTGGCCTTCGTCGGATCAGTGATCGGAAGGAGGGTGATGATGGACGTCAAGGTTAATGAGGACCTGCTTCGTTCGGTGATGGACCACATTGAGACGTGGCCGAACTTGTTGGATCAGCAGCAGTGGCGTAATGGCACGGCCAGGGATTTCGCTGGTTGGACTGCGGAGTTGTGTGGGGCTGTGTGGGTTTCGCATTCGTTGGACACTGGTCGGGTTGAGACGGTTACTGGTCCGCATTGTGCAGCGTTTGTTGTTCGGGCGCAGTCGGGGGAGCTCTGGCATGTGGAGGACTTCGCTCGTGTCTCGCTCGGGCTAACTGACAGGGCCGCTGATGATCTGTTCGCTGGCTGTAACGCGATCACCGAATTGCGTGAGATGGTCGAGAACCTTTGTGATTTCGGCACCACCTACGATGCCGCACCGAAGACGCGGGCGGAGGTGACGGCACCGTGAATGCAGAGAAGATGCTGCAACTTGCTCGTGAAATCAAAACTCTCGACGACCAGATCGAATGCCCTCAAGCGCCGCGAACCACCAAGCAGCACATGGCTTTACTGGAGCAGGTACGAGGTCGCGCAGTGGCTCTCGCCGCTATCGTCGCCTGACTCTCTTGAACTCCCGGTGGTGTCACCACTGTAAGACCGTCGCCCGGTCCAGATGGCCGGCACCCTAGGCGCCACCGGGCCCAATCTTCCCACCATCCATTTTCTCCTGCGAAGGACATTTCGTGATGACCCATACCCAAAACACGCCCCTCGACGTCCCCGGATATGTCGGCCGCCACCGCGTCGACGACGCGATCTTCAAGACCGCCGACGACGCTCACGACGAACTCGTTGAGGAAGCAACAGAACTCACTTTCATCGAGCAGGTCCGGATCAACGTGTGGGCGATCGTGATCCTCACGCTGCTTGCAGGGTTCGTCGGTGTCGTCCTGTGGTTGATCGCGGTGACCGCGTGAGCCCACACGATCCGTTGCAGGATCCCGTGACCCGCGACGACTGGTATGACACCGAACCCGGCTTGTTCGACCTCGCTGACCACCACTACGACCGCTTCAAAGATGTGAACGGAGAACAGAATTGAAATCCTCAGCTCGGCTTCCTTTGCAGCGTGACGAGAAGTTGTGGGAAGCGTTCAAGGAAGACCGTGAAGCGTGCCAGCGTCGTGCTGGTTCGGGGGCGGGTCGGCGTCGTACGTCGCGGCCTACGAATTGTGTCGAGTGTCAGCGGCCGATGCGGCCGTCGAAGGCGTTGCTTGCTGACTATCCGAACACGGTGCGGCATCACAGCCGCGGGATTTGCGGGACGTGTGCCCACCGAAACAGGAAGGCATCCCAAGCATGAGTACAGCTCAGGTGGCGGAAGCCATCCAGGAAATCGTCAAACGTGATGCGGAACTTACTCGCGAACTTGAGCGACTTTCGAATTGGCACAGCTACGACGGGCCCGCTCTGCACGCTCGTGACGAGTTCCGGCGCAGCACATTCGAGCGCCTGCTCGGTCTGGCATCCGAGGCGGTGAAGTGACGCATCTTGAGATGGGTGTGGACCCATTCTCTGAGGAGTGCCTTCCCGCAGAACCTGATCCCTTCCACGAACACGACCCCCGCGACGACCTAGAGGAGTGGCAGCGATGAGTGAACACCTCGACGGATTCAACAAGACCGTCATCACACAAGAGGGTCAGCGTATCCGTATCGACGGATTCATTGACGGCAAACATGTTTACAGCGCAACACATTCCGCAGTCGCAGTTGTCGACGCGATCGAAAAGGATGACCAGTGACCGCACCAACCTTGATTGAACTCCCTGACCTCGAGCAGGGGTCGGAGGAGTGGCATGCGCAGCGGCGGGGGATTGTCACGGCATCTGTTGTCGGGCAACTCGTCACGACCAAGACCCTCAAGCCCGCAAGTAACGACGTATCGCGTGGGCTCACCAGGCTTCTCGTGGCCGAACGCATCACTGGTTGGACCGATCCGATGTACGTCAGCGATGACATGCTGCGTGGCATCGAGGATGAGCCGAAAGCGCGCGACAAGTATTCCGAGCACTACGCGCCGGTCACTGAAATCGGATTCATGATCCGCGAGGACCACGACGTGAAGATCGGTTACTCCCCGGATGGTCTGATCGGTGACGATGGGCTGATCGAGGTGAAGTCGCGCCGGCAGAAGAAGCACCTGGAAACGATCCTCGCCGACGAACCACCTGCCGAGAACCTTGCGCAAATGCAGTGCGGGCTACTGGTTTCCGGTCGCGAGTGGTGTGACTACATCTCGTATTGCGGGGGCATGCCGCTCTGGGTGAAGCGTGTCTTCCCTGACCAGCGCTGGTTCGACGCCATTCTCGCTGCAGTCGATGCCTTCGAGGAGAACGCCGCCGAAATGATCCGTCTCTACGACGAGCGGACCGTCGGACTTCCCATGACCGAACGAACCGTCGAAATGGAAATGGTGATCTGACCATGGATCTCACAGAAACGATTGCCCCGAAGTCCGACCAACTCAACGCTGACGATCTCCTCGCCGGCCCGCGGAACGTCACGGTCGAGAAGGTGACCCTAGGGTCTTCCGAACAGCCCGTGAATATCCACCTCGTGGAGTTCCCAGGAAGACCGTTCCGCCCGAGCAAGACGGTGCGGCGAATCCTCGTCGCAGCGTGGGGTGTTGAGGCGTCGGCGTACGCAGGCCGACGAATGAGGATATACACCGACCCTACTGTCCGCTTCGGAGGACAGGAGGTGGGCGGGATACGGGTCAGCCATATCTCGCACATCGAGAAGCGGCTGACGCTAGCGCTCACCACAACGCGGGGCCGGCGCGCTCCGTACATCGTGGAACCGCTGCCTGATGGGCCGCCGGTCATCACGAATGAGCAGGCCGACGAGATCGCAGAAGGGATTTCGAAGGCTGCAGATCGTGCCGACCTCGACGGTATCGCTGCACAACTGAAGACGTTCGAACTAGCTGACCACCGCGACCGCCTACTCGGTCTGTGGAAAACCAGACTTGCCGAACTCGACACCGCTCCATCCGACTGATCCACATCCGGGCCGTCGACATCGGCGGCCCGGTCGATGCACAGGAGTTATCCACATGAGTGACGACATCGATTGGCGCGCACGCGCCAAGTGTCGCGATCACGATCCTGAGCTGTGGTTCCCGAACCAGGTCCACAACAGGAAGGCACGTCGTGACGCGAGCCTCACAGCGCGCGCGATCTGCTTCGAATGCCCCGTCCGCGAGCAATGCCTCGAATGGGCCATCGGAGTGGGCGAGAAGTGGGCTGTCGCAGGGGGCCGCGACTTCGGGGTGCAGAGCGCGAAGAAGGCGTCAGCGAGCGATGTTCGGGCCGGTGGTGGGCGTTCCCCGGACGAGATCTCCGCTCCGTAGTTAGCCCGAATGGACACGAAAGACAGCGAAAGGAGGCGATAGGCGATGATGATTGACCCGATCATTCAGGAGGAAGCACGATGGCAGTCTCGAAGCGCGTCAGGTTTGAGGTTCTCCGGCGTGACAACCATGCATGTCGATACTGCGGTGCCACTGCTCCGGACGTCCGCATCACACTCGACCACGTCGTGCCGACCGCGCTCGGCGGCGACGACAGCCCGTCGAACCTTGTCGCGGCATGCGGCGACTGCAACAGCGGTAAGACCTCGACCAGCCCATCTGAGGTCATCGTTCAAGATGTCGACGAGCGGGCCATTAAGTGGGCTGCCGCAATGGCTCAAGTTGCTAACGAGCGGCGTGCATCCAGAGAAGTGCTCGCTCAGCGGTACGAGGCATTCGAGGCGGAGTGGAATCGTTGGGGTTGGACTGACTGGCGAGGAGATCGCCACACCGAAGAGTTGCCGGGAGACTGGAAGCAGTCCGTGGACCAGTTCTACGCTGCCGGGCTTGATCATTCAGACCTCGAAGAACTCATTGAGGCCGCCATGCCAAAAAAGAAGGTCAAGGACACGTGGCGATACTTCTGTGGCTGCGTTTGGACCCGCGTCAAGCAGAACCAGGAACGTGCGCTCGAAATCGTCGGTGTGGACGAGGACGACGCCATTGCCGACGAGCCTCAGTTCACTGAGGAGATCGCAGAACATCTGCTCGAAGTGCTATCCCAGCGTTGGTGGGGGATCACTGGGCAGCATGTCCCAGATTGCTTCTGTGTCGCAGGCGATCCTCGCCGTGAGTACTGCGGGGAGGTTGCTTGCCGCATGTACATCATCGGAATGTTTCAGTCCGATTACTACCGACATATTGAAAATCAACCAGAGGGCGTCACCGCCGACGAATCGACAAGTATGGAGTAGGACCATGGCCCGCATCCGGTCAATCAAGCCCGAGTTTTGGATCGACCGGAAGCTGGCCCGACAGCTCTCCCGCGATGAGCGGATGCTGTACATCGGGCTGTGGAATCACGCGGACGAGCATGCCCGAGCTCAAGGTGACGCCCGCGTGATTCAGGGCCAAATCTTCCCGTATGAGAGTGATTTGACGGTCGAGAAGATCGATTTGATGCTCGACCACCTCGAGGAAGCGAAAGTTATCCACAGGTACGTTGTGGATAGTGACCCATACCTGTTCTTGCCCAAGCTTTCTGAGCATCAGCGGCTTGAGCCATCGCGAGTCAAGTCGAAAATACCTGCCCCACCAGCGGTTTCGGTGGCGTTCGAGAATGGTGCAGGCACACCTGCGTTCGGTTCAGACTCCGTGCAAGTTTTCGCAGACAAGTCCGCGCCCGGTGACAATCCTCATTCGCTTCTTTATGTAGCAGGGAGCATGGAGCATGGGGCAGGGGCGAACGGCGCACACGCGCCAACCCTCGCACCCCCGCCCCGTTGCCCGAAACATCTGAACGACCCAAACCCGCCACCCTGTCGACCATGTGGGGACGCCCGAGTAAAACGCGAAGCATGGGACAGAGATCAAATCGAAGCCGCAAAACGTGACGCATCCGAAGCAGCGAAACAGCGAGCGAAATTCATCCAGGACGCCATCGACGAGTGCGGACTGTGTGACGACCGCGGTTACTTCGGGACCACCGTCTGCAACCACGATCCGAACATCGTCGACACCGCGAAACGCGGAATGGCTCAAGTCCGCGCAGTCCTCGCCAAAACAGCCCAGGAGAAACCATGACCCGCAACCGATCATCCGCAAAAGCAGCCGGATCACGATTCGAACGCTCCATCGCGGACGGACTTGCTCAAGCACTCAACGACGACCGCATCGACCGCCGAGTCAAAACCGGAGCCAAAGACCGCGGCGACGTCGGAGGAGTCCGCATTCACGGCCAGAGGCTCGTAATCGAAGCCAAGGACTGTTCACGCCAAGAGCTACCTAAATGGACGCGAGAGGCGCAACTGGAGGCCGGAAACGATGACGCCCTGGCCGGGGTAGTCGTAGCGAAACGCAGAGGAACCACAAACCCGCTCGATCAATGGGTCCACATGACCGTCAGAGACCTCGTCGCACTCATCACCGGACAACGACAGGACACGAAATGAGCGCCCCGAAGCGTATCCAGCGAAAACGAACCAAAGGCTGGAAGATGCCCGAAGGAGCCATCTACGTCGGACGGCCCACAAAGTGGGGCAACAAGTTCACGCTTGGTGGCGCCAACGGACTCGCCTGCGTACCCGGCGCAATGACGGGAGCCGAATGGGAATTCGAAGATCGCATCTCAGCGGCCGGAATCAGTCACGACTTCTTCCACGGCGACGGACGCATTACTCGATGCACAATCCGCAACCTCACTCGCGAGGAAGCCGTCAGCCTGTATCGCGAGGTACTGACCCGCGAGACAGTGCACCTGCGCGATCCCCGGTACTACCGTGTTGGGTACCGCGACAACCCAGTGACGATCGACATGATCCGCAACGAACTCGTCGGCAAAGATCTCGCGTGCTGGTGCCCACTCGACCAGACCTGTCACGCAGACGTGCTCCTCCAAGTCGCCAACAACACATCACCAGCAAATCGGTAGATACACTCGACAGTGCCTACCGAAATGAATGACACAAAGACGGATGACAAACACACCAAACACCCCAGACGGCACCTGGCCCGAAGACCTAGACCGCCGCCAAACCGCGATCGAAGCGATGAAGCTCCGACGCGACGGTAAAACGTGGGACGAGATCGCTCAGTTGGTCGGCTATTCGAGTCGTCAGGCCGCCCACAAAGCGGTCAAACGCGTCCTCGAGCGGGTGGAAGGTGAGACCGCCGAGGACTACCGGGAAGTCATGGCAGCCCGATACGAAGCCCTGTATGCGAAGGCATGGGATTCGATCGCTGCGGCCGAGGAGGAAGGGCAGTTGGTGGGGAAGTCGCAGCTGATCGCGTCCGCTCGGGGTGTTGTGGACAGTCAGGTGAAGTTGTTGGGTTTGCAGGCTGTTTCGAAGTCTGAGGTCACTGTGGTGACTCGGGGGCAGATGGATGCGGAGATCGAAGTTTTGTTGGGCCATGGCGGCATTTCGGCCGGCACGGAATCAGATTCAGAGTCGCGGGAGAGCGAATGAAGGTCACTGTATTTACGAAGCCTGGTTGTCCGCCGTGTGATGCGACGAAGCGGAAGCTCGACAAACTCGGCGTCTCGTACGAGGTGCGGGATGTCACCGTCGACGCTGATGCGTTGGCGCGGGTGAAGACATTGGGCTACAACGGCACACCTGTCGTCGAGTGCGGCGACGTGCACTGGCAGGGGTTCAGCCCCGACAAATGCACGCAGCTCGCTGACAACCTCACTGCCGCACAACCCGTCGACGAGCAGGCTGCCCGCGAATACCTCGAGGAGACCGCGGTCAATGGGTGACGTCGTTCCGTTCCGCACACCGGAGCCAGTGGCCGCAAACAACATGTGCCCTTGCGGCAGCGCGTGGTTCACCGCCACCGTGTGCCTGAACGGAACGGCCATCACCGGCTACCAACAGCCCCTCCACTGCGCACACTGCGGAAACGAATACGCGCCATGAGCATCCTCGAATCCGGGGCGTGGCGTGCCCTCCCACCAGCCGAAAAAGAACACCTCCGCAACCGGCTCGCAGAAAAGCACGCCCGTAACGGAAACCCCATCGGCGGACCCCCCACACCCGGCGCACTCGCAGTGCGGCACGAACCGAACATCCAAGTGCAACGCCCACACCTTGACCTCATCGACCAAGCGCTCACCTGGGTGAAAGACACACCCAACGCGAAACTCATGATCTGGACGCCACCGCAGATCGGAAAATCCGTACGAGTCTCCAGATGGCTCCCATTCTGGTGGCTCACCCACCGCCCCCAAGACCGCATCCTCATGGCCTCCTACGCTGCCAGCCTCGCCGAAACACACGGCGCAGCATGCAGAGACCTCATCTCCGCCTACGGCGCCCGCTACGGCCTCCAACTCAAATCCGACGAAAACACCCGATCAGACTGGTCACTCACCGCCGGCGGAGGACTCCGCTCACGCGGCACCAAAGGCGGCATCACCGGCCAGTCAATGAACCTGGGCATCATCGACGACCCCTACGCCGACCGCGCTTCCGCTGACTCATCGACAATCCGCAAGGCAGTGTGGGAGTGGTACTCGAGCGCGTTCATCTCCCGACGTAGCCCTGGCGCCAGGCAGATCGTCGTTCACACCCGCTGGCATCAGCAGGATCTGTCCGGGATGCTCCTCGAGAGGGAGGGGCGCGTCGAAGACGGCGGGGAGTGGAAGGTCGTACACCTCCCTGCGATCGCGACGGCCCCGGACCCGGAGCGCGGATTCCGTGAGGACTCGCTCGGCCGCGCACCAGGGGAGCCGTTGACGCATCCCCTGATCGACTCCGACGACACCGCAGCGTTGAACGATCACTGGGTCCGCCAGAAAGCGTCCGTCACAACACGTGACTGGGCTGCCATGTTCATGGGCTCACCTGTCACCGCCGAGGGCGCGCTACTGAGCGCAGAGAATCTGAAGAACGCAACAACGAAAGACGTTCCCGCACCACGTCGCACAGTCGTCGGCGTCGACCCGTCCGGCGGAGGACGTGACACCGCCGGCATCATCGGCGGACATTTGGGCACCGACGGTCGCATGTACTGGACCCACGACCGCACCGCACAAATGTCATCCGACCAGTGGTCCCGCGCAGCATGCCAACTCGCCCACGACATCGACGCCGACTGTGTCGTGTTCGAAGCGAACTATGGCGGGGACATGGCAGGCACCCTCATCAGGCAGGCATGGGACGCCATGCAAAATGAGGGCGCCATCGACCGGCGAGCGTTGTGCCCGCGCATCAAGAAGGTGACGGCCCGGAAGTCGAAGTTCCTTCGCGCTGAACCGATCGCACAAGCCGTGCTCACGCAGCGTGCATGGTTCTCCGCCGACCACAGCCTCGCGGGGTTGAAGTCCGAGTGGGAATTATGGGAACCGGATTCGACATGGTCACCAGGCGCTCTGGACGCCGCCGTCTACGTGGCCTACGAACTTCTCCCGCCCATCAACGCGGGATCTTCGGTCTCGTCGGCAGCGAAGCGTTCGCGTTCATCTGTCACGGGCACAAGCAGTTTGGCGGCACGACGTACTCGCTGATTTTTAAACCGGGGACACAGTGACACTGTATCCGTGCAATACTCTGTGTCATGCCCCCAACACATCCATCGCAGGCTGACGCCGCCGCCGCGTACCGCACACTCATCGCCCACGAAACAGAGCCCAAAGAGCAGGACTTCTACCGCTCCCGCCTCCAACGGTTAGAGCTGACAACAGAACCCGTGTGCGAGTTCGACTGCCGTAGTCGAGTTGCTGCCGCTGGTGTTGGGGTTTACTGCCCGCAGTGCTCGGTGAAGTGTGCCGACACCGAACTCGCCACCCAACTCGCGAAGGCGATCCGTGCCGCCTGGGTGGACAGACTTGACTGGGATGAGCTAGCCCAAGGCGCCCTCGAATTCCTCACCTCCACTGGCCGTCTCATCCCTGCCGGCGGTATGGCACTCACCGCCGAACAGGTGGAAGACGTGCGGACGGCGGTGTGGAGTGAAGGCGACATCACAGACGCGGCATTCAACCGTCTCCGCGCCCTGTTCCCGGCAACCGAACCCGCCAACAACCAGCCTCCGACTTGCCTTATCGGCGCTGATGAGCGCGAATGCGCAGAGCGGCTGAGTCAAGCACCAATCGGACCACGATGCGATGCCTGCCCACCGTTCCCAAACCAGGAGGATGCCACGGCTTGGTGTGACCATCCGAAATGCCACTGGACAGGTGAAATCATTCGCAGGCACCCACGGGTAGCTAGTTGTCCAATCGATTTGCCCGTCCCAGCCGAACCCGCCGAGGAGGAGACGAAAGCGGAACTGTGCGCGGTGCGTCTGTGCGTACTCCCCGCTAGACATTCCGGCGTCCACGCCGACCGCGAAGGTCTCAGGTGGAACAACCCCGCCTCCTCGCCGGTTGTCCCTACCTCCACCGAAACCGAGTGGCAGACATTGGATGCCGTGCCCGCCGAGGTACGCACGGTGTGGGACAAGTCAGGCACGGAGTGGAGACGTCGCAAGAATGGTGGCTGGAAATGGGGTCTCTCCACGGGCGGATGGTTCAAGGTCGCCCGCCCGTCCGACTTCGACGAGTACGCCCCGTTCGTTGCGGCCGAGGAGAGGTGAGCATGAGCCTCACAATGACTGACCTCTTCTCCGGCGGCGGTGGCAGCTCGGAAGGCATGACACAGGCCGGTATCCATGTTCAGGTCGCCGCGAACCACTGGGATACAGCGATCGCCACCCACCAGAAGAACCACCCCGACACCGAGCACATCACCGCGAACCTGTCCGAGGTCGACTGGCGCACATTCCCGAAGTCGAACATCCTGTGGGCGTCACCGTCCTGCGTGTGGCACGCACGATCCGGTGGACGGAAGCAGCCGCCCGCCGAGGAAGAACTGCGCCGCGCTGACGCCGGATCCGTGGACCGGGCAACAGCGTTCGCAGTGATCGCAGCCACCGAGGTTCACCAATACGACGCGGTGATCGTCGAGAACGTGCCCGAGTTCCAGGCATGGAGTCTCTACAACTGGTGGCTCGACGGGATGCGAGCACTCGGCTACCGGCAACAGGTGATCTTGCTCGACGCCGCCGAAGTCGGGGCCGCGCAACGCAGAGTCCGGTACTTCGCCGTTTTCACCCGCGACGGCAACGTGGACCTGACCATCCGCGAGCCGAAGCACACTACTGCGTTGAGCATCCTCGATCCGAACCCAGGCAAGCTCGTCACCCGCAAGCTGTACGTCGCAGACCAGATCGAGCAGATCACCGCGCACGACGTGCCGCATCTGGTGACCTACCGCCGCAACGCGAAAGCTCGCCGAGCCGACGCACACCCGCTCGCAACGATCACCGCCGGCGGCAACCACCACGGCATCGCCACACTCACCGACGAAGGGCCAAGGTTCCGAATGCTCAACAATCGCGAATGTGCTCGCGGCCAGGGATTCCCGGACTCCTACGAGTTCGTGGGCAACGCGAAGGACGTGAAGAAGCAGATCGGCAACGCGGTCTCTGTTGACGCTGCTCGCTGGATTGGTGGACGCGTCACGGCTGCGTTGGGGGCGGCGGCATGACAGCGCCTGATCCCGTCGAATGCCTTTGCTGGCCAGTCGAAAACCCCTGGTCGTACTACGGGATTGTCGAGCCCGGTGGAGCGATGGAACCAAACCCTCACTGCCCCCAGCACTTCCCCGCCGAATCTTTGGAGACACCATGAGCAACTACATCACGATCCGCGTCGAACTCGACGACGGCACTGTCGCCGAAAAGCGTGCAGAGATCGAGCGAATCGGCAATCGTCGGTTCCTTGCATACGAGACCCTCACTGCCGCTGAGTCACTCACTGGCGATGTAGTCGAGATGCTGATCGCCAACCATCCCGCCCAGATCAATCCTGCCGAGGTGTCGTCGTGACCGCGCCTGATCCGGGGCTGACCGACCTCATCGCAGCGCACACGCGACTCGGTGCCGCAATGGACAACAAGTGCGTATGCAGTTGCTCGTGGATCGGCCACTACGTTGACCATCCCACGCATGTGGCGTTGGTGGTGGAGCAGCACACCAACGGGCGGGTAACGGAACTCGAAGCCACGATCGCCAGGGTGGAGAAGGCCCTCAAAGGTGTTTGTGACAGCTGCGATTACACCGACCTCCGCGCAGCTTTGGAAGGGGGCGAGTGATGGCGCACTGCGGGAAATGCCTCCGATCACTGGCCGAAAACCAATCCAGCCTCGGATGCCCCTGCCGAATCAAAGACGGCATCCGAATCAGCGAGACATCAAAGGCCGCATGGGATCGCCGCGCAGCTTTGGAAGGGGAACAGCAATGAGCGAGAGCAAGATTCATGTCCTGGCGACGTACGGCGACAACCTGGCCTGCCCCGGCTGCGGTGAAACGCTGACCCTCGACCAGATGGACGGCTGGAGAAACGACAACGGACTCACCTGCGTGGGTCGAACAACGCACTCAGATCACATCACCACGGAGTTGCGATGAGCATCCTGGCAAGCATCGTGATCGGACTGGTAATCCCTCCCGTGTTTCTGCTGATCGTCCAGTTCCTCGTGGGTGACCCGAACATGCTCAAAGACGCGTGGGAGTGCAGGCGTCGACCATTCAACCGCAAGCCTTCTGAGGAGTCGTTGTGAGTGAGATCCGATCACAGGCCACACCCGTGAGGGACGAACTGGCCGAGAAGGTGTTCGACCTACTTACGCGAGTCGCCGAGGTAGGGACATCGGACCGCAACGTCATAGCCCACGGAATCGCAATGGGCCTGGAAGACGCTGGTTGGTCGAAGCCTCGCACGGTGACCAGCGCGGCCGAGTTGAAGGCCTTGCCTACATGCAGCCTGATCCGAGGGCTTGAACGCGAAGGCCAGCGGTCAGGTGACGTGTTCGAGAAGGTTGGCCCCGATCACTGGCTTTGCCTCGATCCAGGCGACCGATTCGACGGCGAGGAAACAACTCCATCGCACGCAATCGTCCTCATCTACAAGGCGGGCATCCGCGTCCTCTTCACTCCGGGGGAGGCGGGATGAGCGCGGATCCGATGCCGGCGCCAGACACTGTCCGCATCTACCAGGACTCGCTGGGGGAGTGGCGGTGGATCCGCCGCACACCGACCGGCCGCACCGTCAACGAATCAACGGCAGGGTTCCCCACTCGCGGGGCAGCGAACGCCGACAACAGTTTCTGGAACCAAGACACCCCCAACTATCTCCTCGAACAGGCACGAACGTGAACCCGTACTTCCTCGCCGCCGTCGCGCTCACCGTCATCGTCGCAGCATCCGCAGCGATCGGCGTACTCCTCTACCTAGACCTCAAGGACACCGAATGACCAGCGTACGAATCTCAGTCGACAGCCCGGCCGGGGACATCGACGTCACTGTCGAAGAACCCAGCTTCTTTGGCAGAACGAACGTACCCGAACAGATCGCGGAACTGGTCGCCAACGCCACCCTGAAGGTGCTGCGCGCTTACGACTACAAGACCGGGGACACCAAATGACACCCGAACAGATCCGTGAAGAAGCAATCGAACGCATCGCAGTCGGCGCCTACAACGCTGACCGCGAAGGGGGCGACCCAGATTGGGCCGATACGGATCCTGTCGGTCGCGAAGCTGCGCTCGAATGGGCCACAGGAATAGTCGACTTCCTCGGTGATCTTCTCCCCACTGGTGGAATCCGTTATGCCGTCGCGCATCCCGTGACCGGAAGCAGTGACCCGCGCTTCGTCGGATTCGAGCTCGAAGAATGCAAAGAATTCGCCACCGAATACGACACCCACATCATCGAACAGCACCTCACCGAATGGACCACCCATGAGTGACGTCACCGCATTCCTCCGCGCACGACTCGACGACGACGAGAAGATCGCAAACACCGCGATCGGCCGGCAGCCCGAATATGCGGATTGGGCGTACGAGGGTGACGAGGTGTTCGCTCCTCGCCTTGGTGAGCGCGGCGACCGCTGGAACGTGACCTGCGACAGCGAAGGACTCCGCCCAGCAGTCGAGGAGAAGGACGGGCCGCACATCGCCCACTACGACCCGGCTCGAGCGCTCCGCGATGTGGCTGCGAAGCGCGGTGTGGTTCGCGAGATGGAAGCAGCCCGAACCAATCTCGAAGAACGCGGCATCAACGTCCCGTTCTTCATCACCTGGACTCTTTGGCACCTCGCATCCGTGTACTCCGACCACCCCGACTACCGGCAGGAATGGGAACTGTGAGTAATACGCACTATGCCGTGATCGTGTTCGATGGCGACTTCGACAACGACCACCCCGACGAAGAGTTGCGCGGGCATGCGCCGAGTCTGTCCCTGATCGGCTGCGGGCCAGAGGAGTTCTGCTGGGAAGCGGTCCGCAAGTGGACCGAGAAGCACCCGTTACGTCGGAACGAGACCGTCGAAGTTCTCACCCGCACCCTGCCTGCCGAACACTTGGAGCCTCACACATGAGCGACAGCAAGCCCTACCGCAGTGGACCGCCCCTCAGAACCGGTGACCGCATCGCGTTCGTCTGCGGTGATCGGCGCATCGAAGGCACCGCGCGCGTCGAGGGAGATGCCCGCGAACAGAGCATCACGATCATCCCCGACGGCGAACCCATGCAGTACGGCCGTGACTTCACCCTCGGTGACCGCCATGTCTGCGACGACACCTGCAGCGTCGGGCCGTTCGCCCCCATCCCGCCAGATGAAGCACTCACCCACTCGCAGATCATTCATCGGCGCATCTACGCCCGACTTCACGAGTCGGGTGTGCTACCCGTCTATCCGTTGCCGGACATCCCGTTCGAAGAGGCGTCGTCGGATGCTGATCGCGGCGGAATCATCCAGGGCGGGAAACTCCCCGCGTGGATGGTCGACATCGGTCTTGCCGAACCTGAACCCGAGACCCCAAAGCAGCGAGCCCTTCCCCGCCCATCCACAACACCACCACCATGGGCCGACAACCCAGCCGGCCAGCGCCGCCCCACCAAAACTCGCAACCACCGGAGAGTGAAATGACGAAGCGGCGCGAGGTCGACAAAGCAGCCATCGACCAATTCGAAATCGAGCAACCACGCACCGAAGAAACCACCGAACCATCCAGCCACGGCAAACCGGAATACAGCCAGGACACCGAACTCGTCCGCCGCGTCATCACCGGCACCCTCGCCGACGACATCCGAACCAAACTCGGCGCCCCACCCGACGCCGAGGTAACAGTCACAGAACGCAACCACGTTTGGGGATACTCCACCCTCACACAGGACACCGACTTCGACGCGCTCATCGAATGCGCCGGCATCTCGAAAGAGCTGTACAGCCACTGGGGCGAATGGAACTCCCTTCCAACAATCATCGAGTGGCTCACCGAACCCGAACAGCAGCCCACGAAACCGACAGCCCCGGCCGTTGTGCCAGCAGCATTCCAATTCCCTAGGAGGGCAACAATATGGATGACGAACTAGCGCACCTTGACTTCGCGCCGACATGTGCGCTGTACGACGTCCGCACCAACACACCCTGCGAGCGGCCGGCCACCCACATCGCCGACATCCACATGCACGAACACAACACCATGCCCCGCATCGCCCTCTGCGCAACCCACCTCGCCGGATACAGGGCAATGGAAGCCCAAATCGAACCCGGACGAGGACTAGCCCTCTGCAGCGTCTGCGAACAACCAATGCACCCCGGCGACTTCATCCGAAACGAAGAGACACTGTGAGGGTCTGTCCAGAAAACGGTGTAATTGATTGGTTTCTAACTACTTTCGTCCGGCAGACAGCCGTCCGTCGAACGTTATCTCGAAGGCATTCAGTGCTGCCTTCCATCGGTTGGACCAGCGCCTGCGGGCGGTGCCTTTGGGATCGAGGCTCATGATGGCCAGATACACGCATTTCAAGGCCGCGGCCTCGGTCGGAAAGTGTCCACGGGCCTTGACAGCCCTGCGGATTCGAGCGTTGACACTCTCGATGGCGTTGGTCGTGTAAATGACCTGCCGGATGGCGTTGTCGAATTGTAGGAACGGCACGAACTCAGCCCAGGCGTTAGTCCAGAGCCTGATGATCGCGGGATAGCGTTTCTCCCATTTGTCACTGAACTCTGCGAATCGGTCGAGCGCGGCCTGCTCCGACGGAGCCGTGTAGACGGGTTTGAGGTCCTTGGCGATCTCGGACCAGTCCTTGCGGGAGGCATAGGCGTAGGTGTTACGGAGAAGATGGACCACACAAGTCTGCACGATGGTCTGTGGCCACACTTGCTCGATCGAGTCGGGTAGATGCTTGAGACCATCGCACACGACGATCAGAACATCCTGCACACCACGGTTTTTCAGCTCGGACAACACCCGAAGCCAGTACTTCGCTCCCTCCCCGTCGCCGTGCTCACCGACCCACAATCCGAGGATGTCGCGGGTGCCGTCGACAGTCACCCCCATCGCGACGTAGATCGGCCGGTTAGCGACGTTGCCCTCGCGGATCTTGACGTGGATGCAGTCGATGAACAACACCGGGTACACAGGATCCAACGGCCGGTTCTGCCACTCGGCCATGCCTTCCATCACCCGCTCGGTGATCGTCGAGATCGTCTGCTTGGACACATCAGCTCCGTACACCTCGGCCAGGTGTGCAGCGATCTCACCGGTCGTCAAACCCTTGGCCGACAATGAGATCACCATGTCCTCCACGCCTGAGAGCCGACGCTGCCGCTTGGCCACGATCTTCGGCTCGAAGGAGGAATCCCGGTCACGGGGCACCTCGAGTTCGACCGGGCCGGCCTCGGTCAACACGTTCTTGGCTCGTCTGCCGTTGCGGGAGTTGCCGCTGCCCCTGCCTGCCGGGTCGCTCTTGCCGTATCCGAGGTGGTCGTCCATCTCGCCTTCGAGCGCGGACTCCACGACTAGCTTGGTCAGCTTCGACAGCAATCCACCATCTCCGGTCAACTGCAGCCCTTCGGCTCGCGCCTGCTCGACCAGCTCTTTGAGCCGCGCATCGCTGATACCCGGCTGAGCCGAGTTCGTCTCTGTCTCACGTTCAATCACGTCAGTCATAGTGGCGTATCTCCTTTCAGAGTTACACCGTTGTTCTTACAGTCCCCACTGTGACGGTGGCGGTGTCCGTGCGGTGAGATAACGTGCGCAGAACAATCGAGCGAAGCAGAGGCATATGAAGGTCTGGCTTAAGACAACAGGTTTGGACTGGGGCAAGAAGTACGGACCGTGGGTGGGCGGATTCGTTCTCGCATTCATTGCCGGAATGATTGGCTCGGCAATCACAAGTTATGGGATTGGTACAGCTGAGTTTTGGGACGTTGCGGCGCAACCGATTGCGACAGCCACGGCTGGCGTACTTGCAATAGGTGCCGCAACCATCGCGTTTCTCGGGGTTCGCTACGCGCAGAAGGTTGCAATCTCTACGGCAAAAGCGCAATTGCGACAGCAAGGGCTTGCGCAGAATCGCCAGGCGGCCAACCAGCAGGCGCTAGTCGATCTTCAGTTGGATGCTCAGCGCGCCCAAGTGAAACAACACAATGAACAAATGAGTCAACAAGAAGCCAATCAGATCAACCAGGGCCGTCAATCGTTCAATCAGATCACAGCACTGCATGACATTGAACGCGACAAGCATCGTAGGCAAGTCACCTTCGATGCTCTTGTGAGAGCGAATCGAGCGCTCGTCGACTTGCAGGCCGCTTTTGTGCTGATCGACAAAGCGATTACCGAAGACAAATCCGACCCAATACAGTCCTTGCCAAGTAAAGAAGATGTTGCTCGGGATGTCTGTGTCGCGAGGCTTAGTGACTGTGTAGACGCAGCGTCACTGCTACTGCTTCTTGATGTGCAGGAGCCGTACAAGGCCATTCTGGAGGTGACGCAGTTCGTTCGCGAGCGAATGGCATTTCAACGTGGTATCGAGATGGAAATACATCAAGTACAAAAGTTCTCTGAGGTGTGGACGCTTGCGGTCGGATCGTTGGTTGGCAAATACGACACCATAGGTGAGCGCACCTAGAAACATCCAACGGAGCGACGTTCTTCCGACAGACCTTCTATCACGGTAGATACACTCAACTCTGTCCATCGGAACAGAGGAGCTGCACACCGTGTCGATCACGATCTTCCTGCTGACGCTCGGTGCCGCCGCGCGCATCGTCCGCTTCATCAACAGCGACTACCTCGCACGAGGAGTCCGAGCATTCTTCATCCGCCGCCTCGGCCCAGACCACGACATCCCCTACGCGCTCACATGCGCTTGGTGCCTGTCGATCTGGGTCGCAGGCGGCCTCTTCACTCTGTCGTGGTTTTACGGTGAACACCCCGGATTCATCGTCCCCGCCATGGCACTGACAGCGTCGTACATCATCGGCCTCGCCGCATCCAACCTCGACCCCGCCGAGGTGGACTGATGCGCACCCGCCGCCCCGACAGCAACGCACACGCCATCGCCCAGAAACTCGCAGGTGGCGCACCGCCGCACCCCGGCCGCCCCAACCGCGCCGAACGCCGCCTCCGCAGAGCCTCCATTCATCGCGGGCCCGTCGTCGGCAACTACGTCACCCCCTCCACTTCACGCCGACTGCCGCCGCAAACCGTCACCGCAGCCGCCGAAGTCGTCTACGGCAAAAGCCTCGCCCGACAAAAGAAACGCCCACCCGTCGCCGGCTGGCAAAACGAAGCGTGGGAACTCCGCGGGCAAGTACCCGAGTTCCGCTTCGCCGGCGACCGCGTCGCACGCGGCGCATCCCAATACAAACTGTTCGCAGCGAAACGACCCGAAGCCAGCAACGACGAACCAGAACGCGTCGACGACGGCCTCGCCTTCGAACTGTGCTCCGAGATGTTCGGCGACACCGCCCGCACACAACAAGCCCTTCACCGCGGTGGACAGCAACTCGCCTTCAACGGCGACAGCCTCCTCGTCGTCAGCGAAGACGAGAACGGACTGTCCTGGGCGCCGCACTCCGTCAACGAACTCACCGGACAAGGCAAGTCCTGGAAACTCAACGACGGCATCGAAACCCGCAACCTCACCGAAGACGACGTCGTCATTCGCTGCTGGAAGCCCGATCCCCAGTTCCAGGCGCTGGCGGACTGCCCCGCGAAAGCTGTTCTCCCCATCGCCCGCACACTCCGCGCGCTGGGGAAACGAACCGCCGCCGAAATCGACTCACGATTGGCCGGCGCGGGCATCCTGCTCGTCCCCTCCGAGATCACCCTCGCCGTCCGACGCGAGAGCGACGACCCAGACGAAGACCCGTTCGTCGAAGAACTCATCGAGAACATGCTCACCCCAATCCAGGACCCGGACTCCGCAGCGGCCGTGGTCCCGATGGTCGCAAAAGGTCCGGGGGAGCATCTCGACAAGGTGAAGCACATCAGCTTCTCCACACCCCTCGATGAGAATCTGCCGGAGATGGAAGCGACGTCCATCCGCCGTATCGCGCTCGGTATGGACTCGCCGCCCGAGACGCTCCTGGGCATGGGGACAGCGAATCACTGGACAGGCTGGCTGATCTCGTCCGAAGAGGTCACCCTCGTCCTCTCACCGACTGTCGCCACGATCTGTCATGCCCTCACCGTCGGTTGGCTGCACCCGATGCTCGAGGCGTCTGGTGTCGAGGACTGGGCGGACTACCTGATTTGGTTCGACGCGTCCGAACTGGAGTTGCGGCCGGACAAGTCGTCGGACTCGCGCGAACTGCACGCCAAGGAAGTGCTGTCCGATGCGGCGATGCTGCGGGAGAACGGATTCAGCGAGAAGGACGCACCGACACCGGAGGAGACCCGACGTCGACTGCTCACAAAGCTGGTACTCGCCGACACGACACTCGCAGCGAAGATCCTCCCCGAGTTGGGTATCGACCTCGGCCTCGTCGAGCCCGCGCAAGCACCCGAGAATGCCGGCGCGACCGTCCCGCCACCGCCGCCCGAACCGAAAGCCGAGCAGACCATCCCAGAGAAACCCACCGAGCAACCAGACGACAACGTCGAGACAGGACCTGGCGAATGACAGTGGCATCGTTCCAAGCCGAAACCCTGGCCTGTGAAATCGCGGTGCTCCGCGCGCTCGAGGTGGCGGGGAAGAAGTCTCTCCGCCGGTGGGACCGCACATCCTCGCCGACAGTGCCTGCTCACCTGCTGCACACCCGACTGAGAATCGCATCCACCCACGAGGATTGCGACAAACTCCTCGTCGGCGCGTGGGATCACATGACGATCGTGCTGCCGGAGTCGACAAAGCTGCGGGAGTTGTGCGACTGGTATGTGCGGGAGCTGATCGTGACCCGTCGCCCGCATACGCGAGCGGATCTGGAACGAGTGCTGGCAGTCGCACATGAGTAGGCCGAAGCGGTGGTGGCCGTTCAGGGGTGGCGCTGTACCGCAAGCGATCGCGAAACCGTACACCGGTCCTGTCCCGCCTCCACCTAAAGGTGGCAGTGGCCAGAGTCGTCGAGCACCCCAAGGTGGCGGCGGAGAAGGCTGCGCATGCTGCGGACGGTGCTGCCGATGATCCTCGATCTGATCGAAGCCGCCCTGGTTGTGTGGGCGCTGCTCAAGTTCTGGGTGTTCTGATGGCCAGGCCGGATCCGTGGTTGTCGGAGCGGATGCGCGCGGACGCACGGATCCGCCGCGGCGAACGCAACATCTACCAGGCCGTCATCACCGCGATGACCATCTGGCTCGACACCACCCGTCAACTCATCCTCGGACAACCCGTCCCAGCGCTCACCGCCGCCGCAGACGACCCAATCCCCGACATCGACGCCGCACAAGCATCATTCGCAGCCTGGGCACGCGCACTCGAGAACCATGTCGAACCCGCCATCGCCGAAGCATTCGGTGAAGCATTCGCGGCGCAGTCCCGCGCCGCCAACATCTCACCAGTGCACTTTCAAGAACACCACATGGCCACCGTCCATGACCGCTTGAAGATCTGGCCTGAAGGAGCATTCGAAGAACTCCGCCCCGAACTGTTGGAGGCGATGCAGCAGAACGAATCCATCGAGGACATCACCGACCGCATCGGACGCATCCTCGGCATCGACGCACCGTCTCGCCGCATTCGCGCCGACATCTCCGCCATCGACGCACAAATCGCCGACCCCGCAACAGATCGCGACGAACTGCCATTCCTGCGTGGGAAGCGCCGGCGCCTGTGGAATCAGCACGACGAGTCGCAGCAGCAGTGGAAGTGGTTGGCGCGCCGTATCGCTCGCACCGAGATTCAGGGTGCAGTCGAGGGCGGATCGTTGGCGTCAGCTCAAGCGACCGCGGAGGCCACCGGTGAGGAGATGTACAAAGCCTGGCTGTCCACCTCCGATGAGCGCACTCGGGCATCCCACAACGTCGCCGACGGGCAGATCGTGAAACTGGCCGAACCTTTCCGCGTCGGCGTCGCACTACTGCCGCATCCCGCATTCCCTGGCGGCCCCGCACACGAAGTCATCAACTGCCGCTGCACCATGCGGATCCTCACCTACAGCGAGATGCAAGCAGAACTGCAAGGCCTGTGGGGTGGCCGCGGAGTCTCACCAATGGGCGCCCGACTCGGCCCCGACGACGAAGCCGACACCGCCACCGCGATCGACCGACTGAACCGCGAACGCCGCGGCGAAATCTTCGACCCCATCGAACGCACAGAGCCCGACGTTCAAGAGACCGTGAACGTCGACGACGACGTTCAAGCAAATCCCGATCTGCTTGAACCTGAGGACGAACCGTTCACCACCCCACACGACGACCTCCCCGACCTCGAGGACGACATTCCCGATGATGAACTTCACGTGGCAGACGAAGAACCGGACCTGGACACTGACGACGAAGAGCTACCAGATCACCCTGCAGTCGAAGGAGATCCAACCGACGACAGCGACAACGAAACCGAACCTGACGACGATCAGCCGGACCCTCATCCTGCCGACATCCCTGAGGTGGCAGAAGAACCCGAAGTAGTCGAACGAGCCACCGGTGGCCCGACTCCCGAGGACGCGGAAGCCCTCGCCGAACAGTTCGACCAAGACTTCGCCCAACCGATCAACCAACTCAGCGACGAGGAACACGCGGCAGTGCGCCGCTGGCAAGGAATGGACCGGTTCTATCGCCGAATGCAAGACGTTGTGCGCAACGAAGCCGAGGACGAGGAAGCTCAGGACGTCATCGACGCGCTGCTGCCCCTGATCTCCGGCAACGCAGTGCAATCGGACGTCGTCCTCTACCGCGGAATCCGAAACGTCAGCACCCTCATCCGGCGAACCAACTCCGACCTCGAACGGTACATCGGACAAACCATCCCGACACCGGGATTCCTCGCGGCGTCCACCTCGCGCGAGCAGGCGACCAGCGGCTTCACCCGACCATTCGTCGGCGGCGGACCGGTACTGTTCGAACTCACCGTCCGCGCCGGCACACCCGCATTCTGGATTGCCGGCGCAGGAGATCCAGCGATGGCGGACCAAAGGGAACTGTTGATGGACGTGACAATGTCGCTGCTAATCGTCGGTGTCAACTACAGTGGAAATGTCCCCACAGTGCAGGCGGAGGTGATCTGAGCATGGAAATCAACGAACGGTTCTACGACGACAGTGCCTTCCTGCCTATCGGATCGCCGATGCCGCCGCCGTCAACGGCCGGCCTTCTCCTGCACAAGCTCGGTCTCACACTCGCTGATCGCGACGCGCAGATCGCTGGTATTCGCGAGTGGCTCAAGACGAATGAGCCGACGCCCGGGTTGGTGCGCAACCTCAATCGCCGAGGTTTCGGCGACGTCTTGACTGACTGAACCCACCTTCGGGCCGTTGCCGTAGCCCTCTGATTAGAACTTCGGTAGATACAGTTATCTCTGTCTACCGTTCAGAGGAGCTTAGGATGACTGCACCAACTACCCCTGCGGGGGACAAGCCGCTGCCCACCGGATGGCGCGGGCCCGTGCTGCCGTTGAACACACCGTCAGGTGACATGCGGCAGTTCATGCTCGCCGACGGCGCGGAACCTGCGATCCGGCCGCTGCCAGTCGCTCTCTCCGCGCAGGACGAAATGTGGGACAACCATGACGGTTCCCGCGTCGTCGGGCTCGTCACGCGAGCCTGGGTCCAGGATGGACATCTGTGGGCTGAAGGGCCGTTGGACCTAGAAGACGAGTTCGGCGCCGCGTACGCCCGCAAACTTGGCAACGGGTTCGCAGGCTGGGTATCCGCCGACCTGTCCGACATCTCACTCGAAGAAATCCCCCTGCGGTCAGACAAATCGGAGTGGGAGCCAAACGAACTCGCAGCAGCGTACGCAGCATTCGATGAAGGCACCGGTGACGAGCCGGACGTCGCCGGCCAACTACTCCGAGTGCACGAGTGGAAGTTGATGGGCGTTACCGGCGTCTCTTCACCCGCCTTCGAAACATCCCGGATCGAGCCGGTGTACGGCGAAGAGTTCGGTTTCGGAACAAGCAGTGCAGTGGAGGCTCTCGCTGCATCAGCCGCGAAACACTCGGGAGCGATGATCGCACTCGTCCCGTCGGCCGAGGATTGCGCACGGCTCGCGATCGACGACTACGAACCAGCCGACGTCCTGCACACCACATTGGTGTTCCTCGGCGACGCCGCGAATTGGTCTCCGGAGCAGCGGGACGCGCTCGAGCAATCAGTCCGAGTCCTCGACTTCACGAGTCCTCTGTCCGGAACTGTCATGGGGCACGCGCAGTTCAACCCCGCAGGAGATGAGCCATGCGCCGTGTATCTCGTCGAGGCGCGCGGGCTCAGCGCAACGCAATCGTGCACGTACGGCGCCGTCGCCGACAACGTCGACCTACCGCCGATCCCGGAGCCGTACGACACCTTCCTGCCTCACATCACAGCAGGGTATGGGCTCGACGTCAGCAAACTGGCCGAAGTCGGGCCGATTCGTTTCGACCGGATCCGCCTGTCGTTCGCCGACACCGATGTCCGCGACATCCCACTCGAGCCAGTCACAGCGGGGCTCGTTGCCAGCTCCGTCGTCTACGACACCGCCGACTTCACGATGCCCGAACCCGACGAGCTCACCGCGCTCACAGTCACCGACGACGGCCGCGTCTACGGGCACCTCGCCCAAGCTGATTCCTGCCACATCGGATTTGCCGACGTCTGCGTCAGCCCACCCACCAGCGCAACCGGATACGCCTACTTCCATCAAGGCGAAATCTCCACCACTGATGGACCACTTCCCGTCGGAAAGCTCACCCTCGGAACTGGACACGCCGGAATGCGGCAAGCAGCCTGCGCCGCTGCCGAGCACTACGACAACACCGGTACCGCTGTCGCCGTCGTCCGATGCACCGACGGACTCTGGGGGCCATGGCTTTCGGGCCGCATCCTCCCCGGAATCGACGACGCCCGCATCGACGAACTCCGCCGATCCGGAGTATCCGGAGACTGGCGCAGCATCCAACGAGGATCCAACAAACTCGAACTGGTCGCAGTCCTCGCCGTCAACGTCCCCGGATTCCCCGTCCCGCGCACCCGCGCACTCGCCGCCTCAGGCATGCGATCCCTCATAGCCGCCGGCATCCCTCCCACACGAAAGCGACATGACCGTCCAACAGAAACGAAGAAATCCATCGACATCACGCAAGTCCGTGCGACTGCGCTTCGAAAGAGCCGTAGCCAGACGGCTGCCCAACGTGTCCGGTCGGCGCGCCTGGCAGCAGCTACTCGACGAGTAGAACGCCTCGGGAAGGAACGCCGCGTCCGAACACCAGACGGCGAGAGGAGGTACGGGCAACCCATCGAGTCGGTCATCAGGGGACGAGGCAGACTGCCCTCCGCACCGGGCAATGGAGGAAGTTCCGACCCTGGTGGCGGCGATGCCGAACACGCTCCTGAGGCCGTCGAGCGGCAGCGCGTACTTCCCGAAGGGATTGTGATCGACGACGTCACTCCTGGCGGGCGGCCTTCCGATCGAAACCGCAAGACCCCCGATGAGCTCCGGTCGCTGGGATTAGTCGCTCCGGATGACGACAAAGACATGCACTTCTCTGATGAGGAGCGCGCCGCGGCCGACTGGCTGAGGAATCAAGGGATCGACGTCACGTCCGTCTCCACCGCAGACGGAAAGTTCGGAAAAGTCGCAGACGCCTTGTTCATCACTGATGATGTGACAGTAGAAATAAAGACCGTTTCGAAGAATGATGACAACAATTCGAACGCCATCGAGAAGGCAATTCGTCGTGGCACCGACCAATCCGACCGAATATTCATTGATGCTTCGGAGTCGGGGCTCTCACGAGAGGTGCTCGAAAAGGCTGTGCGTTCGTCAGTGCGGATGCGGGGAGTGAATCTTCAAGAAATCTGCATTCGTGGAGGTCCAGATAATTCCGGGTCGGGAACAGGGAGTGTCGTTGTATCATGGTCGCTATGACAGAGATCTCGGTGTACGTGGCGGCGGGTGCCGACAAGGACACCGTTCGCGATCTCGTTGAACCTCTGCTTCCTTCTGACTACTCCGCGTGGGGAGTCGACGACACGGCTGCGGAATATCCCGGATACGTGATGGCAGTCGACCTTCACCACAGGCCCGAGGCTGAACTGCTGCGCTGGGCTGAGGCAATCAAGGCCGTCGTGAAGAAGGACCTCGGTGTCGATGCTGAACTCGACACTGTCTTGGATCGGATTGACGCGAAAAGCATCTGAGTGTGCACGTCCTATCCTGTTGGTAGCCGGTGTATTTGTCGCCGGGTATGTGATTCAGGAGGCCAACATGGGCTGCAATTGTGGTGGGGGAGCGAAGCGAACGGTTCATCAGGTTCGCCGATCTGACGGAACTGTGAAGCGCTATGCGACAGAGGCTGAGGCTAAAGCAGCCGCATCCCAGCCAGGCGCCACCTACACCAAAATTGAGCGCTGACACCTAGCTTCACCACTCATCCCCAGCACACGGGATAGAGTGTGCGTAGATCGCCGCTGGCTATGGGCCGGGCACCAAATGCGAGTTTCACGCAGGAGGCCCCCGGTGGACCCCATCACTCTTCAGGATCTGATCAACGCGGCGCAGGGCGAGGACGGTAAGCCGCCCGCCGACCCGGCGAAGGCTGTGGCCGAGTATCTCGCCGCGCACCCCGACGCAGATGTAGCCGCTCTGCAGGCAGAGGCAGTTCAGTCGTTCGCCGAAATCAGTGCTGCCGGTGCCGATTCCGACGACTCTCTCGCCGCTGTCGAAGCTCTCGCCGACGTGATCGACGGCGTCAAGGTCGAGCAGGAACGCATCGACGCGGCAGGTGAGGAAAAGCGCGCGAAGCTCGCTGCTCTTTCTGAGCGCGTCAAAGCCGCAACAGGTTCCGAAGCCGAGGGTGAGGACAACGCGGATGCTGACGCGACTGCCGAAGCCGAGGTTGTCGCCGAAGCTGAGGCTGTTGCAGTGGACGCTGCTGGGGCTGACGCGAATGTGGATGCCGCCGCTGCCGTCGAAACTGTTGCTGCCCCGGAGGCTGTCGCGGCGTCTGCTGCGAAGCCGGTGAAGCGTGTTCGACTTTCTCAGATCCCCCGAAAGACGGTAGTCATGCCCGCCGAGAACACCGTCGACAACACCCCCCGCGCGGCGATCATCGCCTCCGCTGACGTCGCAGGTTTCGCGACCGGACAGAACCTGTCGACCCGGGAACTCGCCGATGCGGCGAACGTCAAGCTGCAGTCCCTCAGCGCATCTGGTGGCAAGGCATCCGCATCGGTTGCCCGCATCCACGTCCCGTTCGACGAGGAACTGACGGCCGACGGCCGCAACGATCAGGACGTCATCGACTATGCGGCTGACACGAGCCGTCTGGACGGTGGTTCTCTTGTCGCGGCAGGTGGTTGGTGCGCACCTTCGGAGACGCTGTACGAACTCGGCGGCATCCTCGCCGACGCCAACGCCGGCCTGATCGACCTGCCCGAGGTGAAGGCCGCTCGTGGTGGTCTCCGATTCACGGAGGGGCCGGATTACGCGGCCCTTTACGGTGATCCGAAGATCGGGTTCATTCAGACCGAGGCTCAGGCCGCCGCCGGTTCCGGGTTCACCAGTCCGACTGGTGCAACGATTGCCGGGACGGAGAAGCCGTTCTTGCGGGTTCCATGCCCGGACTTCACCGACGTCCGCGCGGAGGCTGCGGGCCTGGGTATCGTCGCCGGCATCCTCGCGAACGACGCCTACCCGGAGATGACCCAAGAGATTGTCGAGCACGCACTTATTGCGCACTCGCACCGCATCAACACCCGCACGCTGAACCGTCAGGTCTCACTGTCGGGTACCGCGATCTCGCTCTCGCTCGGCCCGTCAGCGACCACGTCCGTTCTCAACGCGGTCGGCATCCAGATCGTGGACTACCGCTACGCAAACCGCATGGCCCCCGAAGCGGAACTTGAGATCGTTCTGCCGCTGTGGCTCAAGGAACTCGTCCGCGCCGATCAGTCGGTGCGCAACGGCTCCAACGTCACCGAGGCATTCGAGGTCACCGACCAGAAGATCGACGCCTGGTTCAAGGCCCGCAATGCTGTACCTCGCTGGGTCTACGACTGGCAGGACGCGTTCTCCGGTGTGGCGGGCGGGTTCGGTGCCGCAACTGCGATCACCGCGTGGCCCACCACTGTCGACATCATGATCTACAAGGCGGGCACGTTCGTTCGTGCACGCGGCGAGGTCATCTCCGTCGACGCCATCTACGACCCCACCTCGCTGAAGCAGAACGACTTCCACCGACTCTTCGTCGAGGAGAAGTTGCTCGTCATCAAGCGTCGCTGGAAGTCCCGTCTGGTCCGTGTCCCTCTCGCAGTGAACGGTGCCGTCGGCGCCGCTCGTGAACTGGATGCACAGGGCAAGATCGTCGTCACCACCCCGTAGTCCATCACCGGGCACACCTGCAGACCTCTTGCGGTGTGCCCGGTGATGTTCCACTGACCCCACAATCTTCTGGAGGCTACGGTGGCTGTCGCACCGGCTCTATACGTCGCAGCGCCGACGCTCACACCAACTCGATTCGGACTCGTCTCGGCCGGGGATTTGGTGGTTCCCGAGGACCCACGATTCGTCAACGGCGTTCAGTTCGAAAGCAATCCGTCCGGGCCCGCGAAGTTGGCGCCCACGGAATGTGAAGACCAGCAAACCCGCGCTGTCGTTGACGGCATTGAGGTCATCGAAGCGGGTCCGATCATCGTGTACAACGGATTCACCTGCCGCGCTGTCGGTGTCGACGAATCCGAAATGCTGGACCGCGCCCGCAAAGCCCTCACCGGTGGCGAATGGACCGGTGTCGAGAAGGCGCTGCCCTTGATGAACGCCGAAACCGATATCCTCACCACCGCGGCTGTGTCGCTGGTGAAGGGCATCGGTCTGCTCGAGGATCATCTCACCGAGCAGTACGGCGGTGTTGGTGTCATCCACGCACCCCGCCATGTCGCGATGTTCGCTGCTGAGCGCCGGCAGGTTGACGTCGAAGCGGGCCGCAAGGTCACTGTGCTCGGTACGCGCTGGTCGTTCGGCAACTACCCGAACACTGATGTCGAGGGTGATCCGGCGGCTGTCGATACTGCGTGGCTTGTCGCCACCGGTGCTGTGCAAGTCCGGCGCGGTGATGTCAAGCAGCGGCCGACATCATTCGCGGAGGCATTCAACTACGCCACCAACGAGATACAGGCGATCGCCGAACGAACGTACGTCGTGTCATGGGAAGCGGTCCAAGCCGCTGTCCTCGTCAACCTCACCAGCAGCTAGGAGCACTGTTATGCCTTCGATCATCCCCACCTCACCTGACCAGGTCCAGGACATCGCTCGTGCCCTTCTCGAAGCGGCTGATTCGCCTGACGAGGTCCGCACCGACACCTCCGGTCCGCGGCTGGCCTTCGTTGTGTCCGACGAACTCGCCACCAAAGCCGGCTTCGGCGAGTACGACGACGACCCGGAACCACTTCCCGAGTCCGAGTCTGAGCCCGAAACCGTGGAAGAGCCGCCTCGTAGTGGCAAAGGCTCCGGCGAAGAAGCCTGGAAGAAGTTCCTCACCGATCAGAAATTCGAGTTCGATCCAAAGCTCGAGCGCAACGAACTGATCGCACTCTGGGACGCACACACCGGCGGCCAGTAATGACATTGACCCTGCGTCGACTGCGCATCGAGATCACCTCCCTGCCTGCAGAACTCCTGCAGTTGGGTGCTCTCGTTGTCGCAGTCGCGCGCGGTCTCGACTACATCCGACTCCCAACTGACCTCACGCCGGATTCGCTGTCGGTGATCGAGGCTGCGCTCCCGTTCGATGTGTGGGGATGGATCTTCCTCACCGCCGGAGCCGTCGGACTACTCGGCATCTTCGTACCCCGCATCCCTATGACCGCGTTGGCGCACGGGGTGCTGTTCGGCCTGTATCTCGTGTTCGGTATCGGTGCGCTCGCCGAACTGGCTGACCGAGACTTCCTGTACGGCTGGAGAACTGCTGTCGGGTGGGTGCTCGGTGCGGCAGCGGTGCACCTGGTTTTGGCTGACGCGTCGATAGATGGTTGGAGGCGGACACGTGCCCGATGATGTTGCCGCGCTCTTGCAGGGGCATCCCTGGTTGTTGTTGGTAATGCTGGTGGCGATCGTCATCAGGTATGTAGGACAGCTTCTGTCGGAGGCGTCGGAATCGTGGGCGAAAGTGCTGGGGCCGTTGGGGAGACGTTGGCGTTCGAAGGCTGAACGTCGCCGGTTTGTGGAGGCAGCGGATCTCGCGGATCTTCGCCGGCAGGTCGACAACCTCGCGCCGCGGGTGGAGTCGATGACCGAGAAGGTCGCGATGTACGACGACTATCTGCAGTACGACGCGAACTGGCATCGCGACATCAACCTTCATGGCGCGGAGCGGGGCTGGGAGTTCCCGCCGCCGGAGCACATTTCGTTTCTCGCATTCATGCGGCAACGCCAGCAGGCAGGGGATTTCTGACAATGAGTGTGATCAGTGAGGATTTCCGCCGGTTGGATGGGGTTGCTCCGTTCCCGGCGGATTTGGCGTTCGTGTATTTCACGGTCCCGCGGCGTCGCGAGAACGCAGCCGGTACATGGGTTGTGGTGCCGGTCGAGGTGAAATGCCGGCTCGTGGCAGGGAAACTGACATCTCCGAACCTGGATCCGGGGGAGGCGACGGTGCGGATCGGGCCTCACGGTCCGACGTACAAGATCATCATTCCGGCGACTGATGCCCGGTTGTGGGATCTGATCGAAATGTACGAGACCCCCGACCCTCCGGTTGTCTCGCTGGTGAAGCAGTACCTGGAGGACACGAAGGAAGCGCGCGATATCGCCGTCGCAGCAGCTGAGGGTGTTGCCGGTATCGGTGAGGACCTCGAGCAGATTGCGCAGGATCGAGCGGCGGCAGAGCTCGCACGTGACAAGTCGATCGAAGCGCAGGGACACTCGGAGAGCTCTGCCGGTTCGGCGGGCGACTCGGCAACCAATGCCGGAAACTCCGCCCGCGATGCGAAGGACTTCCGCGACGGCGCCGAGGAATTTGCGACCGCAGCGGACGGAAGCGCCACGGCAGCTGGCCAATCCGAAGAAGCCGCAGCGCAACACAAGGTTGCTGCCGAGGCTGCCGCTGAACGGTCCGAGCAGGTCGCCGCAGGAATTCAGGACGTCGCCGCCGATGCTGCGCAGGTAGCCGAGGATCGGTTGGCGGTGGAGTCCGCTGCCGCGGCAGTCGCGACAGATCGTCAGACGGTCACCGATGCGCGCGGTGTCGTGGTCACCGCGAAGGGTGACGTCGAGCAGATCCAGACCGATATCCATCAGACGAAGGTCAGCATCGAGAACACGGCCAACCTGGTTGATCAGACTCTCGAGCAGTACGGCGCACAGTTCGTCGCAGATCGGGAGCTGTCTCAACAGGCCGTGACGGATGCGACCTTGCAGGCTCAGCGGGCCGAGGACGCAGCCGAGGGCATCATCGCTGGTTCTGTGCTCGACAACGCGGTCACGACACCAAAACTCGCCGACGAGGCAGTCACGAAAGCGAAGACATCGCCCGCCGTGCAGGCCTCGCTCGACAAGGCCGACGGGTCGGTGCAAGGGGATGACCCACGCCTGACCAACCCCCGCACGCCGACCATACACACGCACACCGAAGCCCAGGTCACCGGGCTGACTGCCAAACTCGCTGGGCTGCAACCAGTGAGCGAGAAGGGACAGGCCAACGGGTACGCACCCCTCGACGCGAACGGGAAACTCGCAGCGGCTTACCAGCCGTCCTACGTCGACGATGTCCTCGAGTATGCGAATGTCGCAGCGTTCCCGACGACGGGTGAGACCGGGAAGATCTATACGTCCCTCGCGAACAATCGCATTTACCGGTGGTCCGGTTCGGTGTACATCGAGATTGCACCGTCGCCGGGATCGACAGATGTTGTCGCTGAGGGCGCGACGAACAAGTATTTCACCGACGCCCGCGCTCAGGCGGCTCTCGCTGCGGCTCTCGCATTGCTGGCTCCGAAGGCGAATCCGGTGTTCACCGGTCCGGTCAAGGGTGTTCCGTACCCGATCGGTTATGTCGCGGCGCTCGGGACGCGTGCCGTCGGATACTTGGAATTGCCTGGGGGACTGACAATTCCGGATGCATGCACAATCACCAAGATCGTCTACAGTTTTGATATTCCGGACGCGTCGGGTTCGACCACGGCGGAGCTCCGCAAGAACGGTGCGACCATCTCAGGCACGTCGTTGGCGGTGACTGCATCCAACCAGGCCGGCGGATCCGCGACCGTTGCGGCTCGCACAGTTTCGGGGCTCAGTGTGGCCCTGGCTGAGGGTGACGTCCTGAACGTGTATGTCTCCGGAATCGGCACCACTCCTGGCAGGGGTTTGACCGCGAATATCAAGGCGGTGACGAGTTGATCATCGTGCGCCCCAGCGCGAACCTGTTTCCACCTGTCGGCATGTATCGAACTGCGACCGCCAACATGGAATCCACTACGTACATTCCGATCCCGAGCATGGCCGCTAACCCCAACTTGCTTGGGTCCGTGGTCTCGAGTAACGCGCTCGTATGTCAGTCGGCGGGCGAGGTTCGTGTTGCCTTTTCTGCTGTGATGAAACCTGGCGACAGCGCCGTTCAGTACGTATCGGTATTCAAGAACGGCGTACCAGTCTCCGGCTCCGAGGTCTCCGCTGCGGGCAAGTACAACGGGGCATCCGTGTTCTTCGGATCGGTGGTCACCACGGTGAATTCAGGAGACGTCATCGACCTCCGATGGAGAAAATCCACTGGAACCTGGGCCGTCTCCATGCTGGCGGATTACACCAGAATGAACATCACCTCGTCCTCAATCCTCCCAGCCGGAGCGACGACCACGGCAGCGTTCTCGCCGTCCGCCGGTTGGACTGATGTACCGAACATGTCCGCCGACTCAGGCACGACTCTGAATGGCAACTCCCTCGTCGTTCCCTCCACAAATCCAGGGGCAATCCTCGCGGCGTCCACCCCTGCGAACGTCAACGACACCACGGCTCTACGCTTCTTGATCAATGACGTCGTCGCCTACACGGGACCGACCATCCCGGCGTATGACCAAACGATCTGGGCAGTGGCTTCTGTTGCGGTAAACGCGGGCGACTTGGTCAGGGTCCAGTACAACCGTGGATCCTTTGCTGCGTCGATAGCCGCAGGGTTCAGATTCATGGTCCTTTGACCGCACGACAAAGCCCCCGCCTTACGAGGCGGGGGCACTTCGGCTTTTATCGAATTTTATCGAATACGTCGATGGCCGAGCGGCACGCCAAACGGCTGAGACAGCAGTCGAGAGGTAACCGCCCGCTGGAGCAGTACCCCGGCAAACATCGAGACTGAAACTATTGCGAAGCGCTTCAAGAATCCTCCACTCAGAACTGACCGGCGATCAGAGATCGCCCTAGCGGAATGAAAGGTTACTACACTTGTGCTGTCAGATTACTGTGAATCGGCTATCTGAATCAGTTCAGGCAAAACTAGAAGTTATTGCACGTTGTGGCCCCAGTTTTGGTGTTGCTCAATCTTCGCGGTTTGCATGCTGCGCATCAACGGGGCCGAGATCGGCGACGACGGCCACAAGCTGTTCGGCAAATGCTTGGGAATCAACAATGGGTCCCGGTCTTGTCGCAACTGTCGCGGTTACGGTGTCGCCAAGTCCGATGAAGTTGACAGTCAATCGATCGTTGGGCCGAAGGGTTGGGATCGAGGATGCGAAAACTGCTGGTGATCCGCATAGAGTCAGATCCTTGGGGCCGACGCTGTAGCTGGTGACTTTGAAACGATCAATCGTGTCGTGGGCGATCGTGTTGCGAGCGGTCGCAGCTTTCTTTGACACGCCACGCACCAGGAAAGCGGGGGCGCCATCCAACAATTTGAAATGTGCCGTGCCGGTTGCACTCCGGGCGTGAGCAATGGCTGTACGCATTCGATCTCGGATCTCGGTTCCATAATCACTTAACGACTCGCCGCTCAGCGTTGGGATGTCGATCAGTACGTTATCGAGAGCGTTTGCAGATCCTTCGCGCACACCTGGCGGCGCCGCTATCGGCAGCTCGCACTGGTAGGTTCGTCCAACCTCGGTGGGAAGTGAGGCGCCTGTTGCAATCAAGGCAGATTCAGTGACTGTGAATCCGGAGTTTTTCAGCGCACTGCTTGGGATCAGAACGGTGCTGATCGTAGTCGGCCCTTCGTCACGAATGCATTCTGAAGTCGTGTTGGGATCTGCGCTGGAGGGAAGATTCTCGTGCGAGGATGCGTGAGCCGTGCGCCAAACAGTCCGCGCCAGAGCCCCAATTGTGCCCAAGATTTCGATTCCGCTGTGAACTAGGGTCGGCGCACTGCCAAGGCTTGCCGCTTCCACCCGTCCGGGTGCGGTGGAGAGGATTCCTCGCAGGATGCGCGCGGTGCCACGACCATCAGCGAAACTGTGATTGAGCTGCAGTGTCACGAGTGTCGACAGTGGACTCCCACCAGGCGCACCTGAAACATTGCGAAAGACATGCACGCGACCACTCTGCACGAATGGATCAACTTTGTGTTGCGTGAGTTCGACCAAGGTGGCGAGCACTTCGTCGAAAGAGCAATTGGTTCCCGCTTCGACAATAAGCGATTCAGGTGTGGCGTCAACTGACACCCGATATGGAAACCCAACGCCGAGCGGGTCGGACGAAAGGCGTGTAGCAAGGATTGAGCCCAAGGAAATAGAGCGCCCCAACTGGTTCCGAATTTCATCCATCGATGGCGATCGTTCACCCTTGGGGACACTAAAGGCGACGGTACTCAGGATATCGGGGCAAGCGCTTCCGAGCAGCAGGGTGTCAGCGGGTGACAATCGCGCAGATTTGGCAGCATTGATGAACTCGACCAGTCGCATGTGTCGATGATAGGGATGATTGGAACTGCAAACGAACTGAGCGCAGCCTGCTACCTAGATGAACAACGTTCTCTCGCGGATGCTGCCTTGCACCTTGCCTGCGAAGAATCCGGCATGCGTTACCCATTTGCCACGCGGCATCTTCGTGACGGATTGCGGCAAGGCCGGATTTAGAAGGGTGAGCCCTGCGATCTCAGTAAGGAGTGCACGGCCGGAAGGCTTCTTGAACCCGTGCCCCTTGTACTTCTTGTGCAGCATCGCCGAAGCGCTGCCGTACATACGCATCTGCTTCCACGCGCTGGCGATCTCTGACCTGAGCCGATACGCAACGACAGCCTTGGGCTCGTGCGCAAAAGTCATTCCCGCCATCTGTGCTCGCCAACAGAAGTCGATGTCGTCGCCAGCTGCGGTCATGGACTCGTCACATCCGCCGATCGATTGGTACTGGGTTTTCCATGCCCCGAAGTTCGCCCCGAATGCGTATGGCAGGAACGAGCCGTATGTATGCGGAGTTTCACTGGGGACGAACTCCCTCCAGCTGTTGACCAGGGGAGTGTTGATCGACGCAGTCTCCAGCCCTCCGCCAACGACATCGGCGGTTTGAGCGGCCGTCGCCATGTGTTGTAGCCACTCCGGATGGACGCGGTCGTCAGCATCGCAGAAGGCGACGAATTCGCCTGCCGCATGCTCTACCCCGACGTTGCGTGCATGCGAGACGCCGCGCACCGATGACGAGTCGACCCATCGCAACCGAAGCGCTTCACCGAGAGGGTGACTCTCGATGTAGCTACGTAGGCCGTCCGTCGAGCCGTTGTCGCTGACAATGACCTCGAACGCGCCGTCATATTTCTGGGCGTCGAGGGCCGTGAGTTGCTCACCAATGAGATCGACGGCATTGAAAGTGGGGATGACGACTGAGAGGAGGTTGATCGTCCGTGAAGGATGGGCGCTCATGCCTCTATCAAACCAGACCGACCGTTCGCGCCGTACCGCCAAGGTGCCCACCGAAGCTGAGCGTGACCGCAGCTCGGTGGGCGGCGCGCTCGAACTGTCGGGGACGGGCGCGCGGTCTGGGTGGTCCGCCGACGTCAGGTGCGAACATCCAGTCGGCGGACCATGCGTGTCGGGACCGATGAAAGTTCGACACGCAGATCGGAGGCCCGCCGAAACAAGGGGGTTCGTGCCGGCGGGCCAAATCACTATTGCCCCGGCCGTTCGCTTTGCAAACATGGGCGGTCCGCCCGTTCGCTAGTCAGCAACGACCGGGCGGACCAGATTGGTTGCCTCACTCGACTTGCGCGTGACCACATTGTGGGTGAGGCGTGCATCGACGTTGGAGGCCGGATGCCGATCTGACTTTACCGAAGGAGGGGCGAGCCCGCTGATCATCGAGGAGGTGCCCACCGAGCATTTCTTGTGCCGCAACTCGGTGGGCTCGCGTGTCGTACCGCTCCCCAGTCTCGACACGCAGTTCTCGGTAGCCCGCCCGATCGCTCGTCAGTAACAACCAGGCGGGCCGTGTGCGCCCAAATCCGACTAAAGAAAAGACGCACAGTCCATAGGTGGCCCGCTCGAACTAAATCGGGGGGACTCGTCGAGCGGGCCGGGTACGCGTCGCGGGGGGTGCAACGCGCACCGCGCAAGGCTACTTCGGCGCGCGATCCGGTGCATGTCTGAGCGCGGCCGAGCTGGTCTTCCCCCTACCCTCCGACTCCGCGGGGCGGACTGTAGGCGCGGGGGGAGAAGGACCTCGGACTGTCGGAATGATGTTGTTTGCGTGGGGACCCGGCCTGGCCAGGTGTGGCCGGGTCCCGTCGAACGCCATCCGCGTTGAGCACACAACGCGGAATGACCAACCACTTGCCGGATTCGACCCCTCGATTAAATCCGACCCCTCGAACGTATTCGGCAAGCATCAGGCAAACACGCAAATCGGACAGAAATCCACCAAACGAACGAAGGCGGCCCCCAACCTCGGGAGGAGGATTGGGGGCCGCTCTCGACGTTGAGGGGGAGGGCCCACCCCCGGCGGGTGAACAGCCGGAGGGCAGGCCTTGCGCGGCTGAACTGACCACTCAGAATCGCCGCAGCAACGGAATGATATCCGCTTTTCGGGCGGCGCAAACGCATCGGTTGGCGGGGCCGAGTTGGTCTTCCCTTACCCTCCCGACCCCGTGGTGATGAAGATAGCAAACATCGAACACGTGTGCGAATATTTGGGTATGCCCAGCTACGAACGGCCACCGAAACAATGCCCCAACAGGCACCCATTCGGCCCCAACACATGCCTCGTCGGCTGGGAAGTCTGCGCCTGCACCACCGCCCACAACGGCGGCCACCGCACCCACTACTGCCGACAATGCGGAGAAACCGTTCGCACTCCACCCTGTGCCGGCGCCAAACCTCAAACCGACCGGTGGACCAACAAACCCGCACGCATCCCGCCCCCACCGGCAGACAACGACTATCCTCACCTGTAGAGAGCTGCTGGCTATGGGCCGGGCACACACCATCCTTGCTCGGAGGCTCTTATGCCCACCACTGTTTGGCCCAGCATCCGCTCCCACGTCGTCCGCGCCACCAAGAACGATGCATGCGGCGCACCCGTCATCGGCCCCAAGTCGACGATCGTGTCCGACGGCCACATCTCCATCAAAGTCTCGCCACAGTTCGAAGATGGTGAGGAAACCGCACCCAAGAACGCCGCCGGCAAGATCGCGTTCGTCGACAAGGCGCAGGACGAACTGAAGTACCTGAACGTCGAGATCGCGTTTCTGAAGGTCGATCCCGAGCTGTTCAACATGGTGACTGGTCAGCCGATCGTCCTCGACCATGCCGGCAATGCCACCGGTATCCGTATCGGTGCGACGATCCGATCCAACTTCGGCATCGAGACGTGGTCCGACGTTCCCGGTACCGCGTGTGGTCCCGACGGGAAGCTGTACGGGTACGCACTTCTGCCGTGGCTCAAGGACGGCCGACTGGGAGACTTCTCCTTCGAGAACGCGCTCGCGAACTTCACGATTACGGCGCGTACCGAGGCGAATTCGCCGTGGGGTGTGGGTCCGTACGATGTGGTGCTCAATGCTCCGGTGTCTCCGTCGACGACGCCGCTCGCCGGTCCGCTGCTCACCCCGATCGCGGCGGATCAGCACATCCATATGGAGCCGACTCCGGTGATTTACCCGGCGCCGACGGCCGGCGCAATCCCGCTCGCTGCGTGATCGATCTGTTCGTGTGAGATGGCGGGCACCAATTCCGGTGCCCGCCATACCCGTATCTACAGAAGGGCATGTTGTGAGCGGACCGCGTGAGTGGCCGGTGCAGTCGTCGGCGAAGGAATGGACCGACGCCACGGATGACGAGAAGGTGACGCCGAGCGCATTGGCGACGAACATCTTGTGGGCGTTGACTGGTCGGATGTTCGGGCTGTCTGAGGTGACGGTGCGGCCGTGCTTCAGTCCCACTGACTATTCGACCTACCGCGGGCGGTCAGGTTCGGGCGCCGACTGGTTCCCAGGGCTGGTGTCGGGTTCGTGGATGCCAGGCTCGTGCGGCTGCGCTGACGGATGCAACCACCCGTCCGAGGTCGCATTACCGGGCCCGGTGCATTCGATCGTGCAGGTGACGATCGACGGCGAAATCCTCGACCCGTCGGAGTACCTGATCCGCAACAATCGTTGGCTTATCCGCACAAATGCTGGGGTGTGGCCACAGAATCAGAACCTCACCGTCCCCGACGACGCCGAGGGCGCGTTCACGGTGACGTACAAGCAGGGCATCGAGGTTCCGCTCGCCGGGCAGTTGGCGGCCGGTGATCTCGCAGTCGAATTCTTGCGGGCCCGCAAGTGGGGTACGTGCAAGCTCCCGGATCGGGCACAGCACGTTTCCCGTCAAGGCGTGGATATCCAGTTGATTGACGCAGCAGTGCTGTTCGAGCAGGGCTTGACCGGTGTCTCATCGGTAGACCAATGGATCGCCGCGACCAATCCGCACAAGTTGAAGTCTCAGTCTCGGGTCTACTCGCCCGATTCGCCACGAGTCGCGAGGATCCGCTGATGGACGTCTACGGCAAAGCCACCCAACTGCTGAACGAACTGACCTCGCGACTCGAGTCGACGCGCGCCGGCCAGGTCGAGTACGCGGCAGTGCATCCCGGGGACATGGTGCCGGCGTACGGGTGTGAGACGGCATTCGTTCGACCGGGACAGATCTACCCGACGGTCGCGTTTCCTGCGCCATTGAATCCCGCACAGATCGACGCGTCGCAACCTGTCCTGTACGTGGCAGACCTCGAGGTGGTGGTGTTTCGTTGTTACCGCGGCACGTCAGACAATTCGATGCCTCAATTGCAGGAACTGGATTCGCTCGCACGCGACGCACTCGATGACGCACGAGCGATGATGCGGGCAGTGTCCTGCGCGTTCGATCGTGGCACTCAATTCTTCTGCGGTCCGTGGATTCCGCGAGGCCCGTCGGGTGGTATCCACGGCGGTTCGATGACGGTCACTGTTGGTGTGGACTTGTGGTGCTCGTGCGATGCGGTGATCCCCGAATTCGATTCCGTGTTCGCACCCTTGGACGGCGATCCTCGCATCGATTAATGATCGGTAGGCACAGTTAAACTGTGTCCGCCGTATGATCTGGTTCATGACCACTGTGCATGTTCGTGCGAATCAGACCACAGTCGATTGGGCGGAGGGCGCCGAGTTCGTGTGCGAGCGCACTCCGTTCGTCGACAACCTCATCCAACATGGAGGACTTACAGAACTCGGGTTGGCGCTTTCCGCCGCCGACGTCGCCGGCCTAGGTCGCGGGGCTCTCGATGCCCTGAACGCTGCTAGCGATCCCAGTAAGCCGTACGTACAGTATGCGGAGGGTGGGGTCGTTGACGCCCAAGACACCGTGCCTGACACGGACATCGCGGAAGGTACCGACCCCGGCACCGAACCGCAGAAGGCTCCGCGCACTCGGAGAAAGAGCAGCTGATGCCCGCCCACGTGGTGATGTACCGGGAACGGATGGAACAAGGACTCGCGCACGACGCCATGGCGCGCATGAACGACATCGGTCGGCAAGTCGTCAACCACGCGCGAGCTGACTGTCCCGTCGACTCCGGGCAGCTCCGCTCGTCCATCACCCATCACGTCACCCTCGTTGGCCGAACCGCACGGATGCGGGTCGGTTCCCCGCTCAAGCGGGCGAAATGGATCCACGAGGGCACCGGCATCTACGGCCCGCACAAGAAGCCGATCGTCCCGGTGTCGGCGAAGGCGTTGAAGTTCCCGACGCCCAAGATCTTCGGGCCGATGCCACGCGGCATGTCCCGCAGCCCAGGCGGGTTCGTGTTCGCGAAGTCCGTCAAGGGAATCCCACCGAATCCGTTCCTCACCGAAGCACTGAAGACAGTTCTCGGCACGACCAGCGTCACCATCCGCCCCGTCACCAGCTAAGGAATCCGAATGCCTCCACGCGCACGCAAAACTGCTACCAAGCCTTCACGGGCTGACGGCAACCCCACCGTCGCCGAAGTCGAAGCAGCAGTCGACATCCTCGAAACCCCGGACGTTGAACTCGACAAGCTCGCCGCGGTCAAGGACGACGAGAACCCGATTCCCGAAGAGCTGCAGTTCACTACCAAGGGCCGGACTGCGCCGGCGCGGGACAAGTCGGACTCCGAAGTGCTTTCCGTCGACGGCACAGAATTGATCGCATTCCGGCCCGAACCAGCAGCGTGGAACCTTCTGATCGGTGCAATGTCGAAGTCCTCCAACGCAGCTGACAAGGCTCACGCGGTGTGGCGTCTCATCACGCACGTCTTCGACGACGCGTCGTTGATGTACATCGAGGATCGGTTGATGGCGCCGGGAGATGATTTCGACCAGGCAATCCTGGAGAAGATTGTCCTCGCACTGATCGATCGTTGGACTCCGCAGTTGAACCGAGCGCAGCGTCGTGAGCTCGCCGGACGCAACCGCCGCTAGATAGTGGCTGAACCGTGGGGCTCTGACCCCACAGCATGGAAATTGGATGGCCGGGTCATGCACGTGACCCGGCCTCCGCTCGTGCAGTTGGTGAGTCTTTTGATGGCACACAGCCCGATTCACGTTGTCTTCGGAACACTCGAGCATTCAGAAGACGAGAGGTTCTTGTACGAGCAGGTAATGGATTTCGAGTCACCGGTCGGGAACGACTTGCTCAACGACGTCGCCGATCAGCTCGTAGCGGCCTGGTTCGGAATGCCGCGATGGACAGTGCAGGAAATCTGGTGGCGGGTGCTCGGTGCCTGGGCCGAGATCGACGGAGAGCTGCAGATGCGCGGCGTTGATCTGATCTCGCTGCCACCTGCGACGGCAACGAACACAGCGAAATCTGTCCTCACGAAGTGGGTTTCGGGGGACGAGGACAAGCGTGCCGCGTTCTACTCGGACCTCACCACTGAACCGCCTCGCATCTTGCTGAAGTCCCGAACCGACGAATCAACCCCCGAAGCGAACGAGGCTGAGGGCTACGACTTCATGGCTGCGCTTGAGTTGGCGAACCAACACCAGCGGTGACTTTCCGCTAAACCTGCCGGGTACAGATACCCTGCATATAGAACTTTGCTGCTGGCTATGGGCCGGGCATCACCACTGTGTGATCCCGAGGAGCCCCCGGCGTGACAGCCCCGTACGCAAAAGCCGTTGTCGAAGCTGAGCTTCGCTGGGGCAACGTCGGCTCTGAGTTCGAGCGTCGTGTCCGTGTCGCTGCGGAGAAAGCAGCGAAAGCAGCGCAGAAGCATTTCGACCGGATCAAACTCGCTGCGAAGGTCGATCTCAAGGCTGATACAGGTCTGTTCGCGCGGGAGACGCGGGAAAAGCTCAAGGCGATGAAGTTCGCCGCAGATGTCACACTGCGCGCGGATACTGCCCAATTCCATGCTGACGTACGGCGAGCCATACGCAACCTTCCCGAAGCGAATGTGACTGTAACTCTCGATTCGGGGAGCGTTCAGACGTTCGTTGCCGGTATAGAGGAACGCCTCCGCGCAGCGCGGATTACGGCGCCAGTTTTCCTTGAGGTGGCGAACGAGGCTGAGTTCCGTGCCTATCTCGCGTTTTTAACCCGTCCGGTCACCCAGGACGTGATTATCCGAACGATCGGTGGGGGCAACGGATCCGCTGACAGTGTGAATCGTCTGGACTTCTCGCTCGGCAATGTGGCGAAGAAGAGTTTGAAGCTAGCGGGTATCGCGACGCTGATTGGCGCTATCGGTGGCGCTGCGGGTATCGCGGCCGGCGCTGTTGGCGCGCTTGTTGCCGGTCTGGGTGCTGTCGGGCTCGCAGGTGCTGCGGGGTTGGCCACGACATTGGTCGGCATGAAGGGCATCGGCGACGCGTTCTCCGCGTTCAGCGCTGAAACAGAATCCGCCACCGCTGACGCCGAAGCTCAAGCGAAGAAGGTCGCTTCCGCACGCAAGGGAGTCGAGCAGGCGAACCGTGGTGTCGAGCAAGCCAACCGAGGCTTGGAGTCTGCAGAGAAGACCGTCGCGCGTGCGAACAAGGACTCACAGCGAGCGCAGGAAGACCTGTCGCAGGCTCGTGAGGACGCGGTTCGTCAGATCGAGGATCTGAACTTCGCACTCAAGGGCACCGCGATCGACGAACGGGATGCGGAACTGGCTCTTGCTCGCGCACGTGAGGCGTATGACAAGACGTTCGCTGATCCCGCTGCGTCCGCGCTTGACCGTGCCGACGCTGCTCTCGGAGTCGACAAGGCTCTGCGTCGCCAGGAAGAGACGATGCGGCGCAACGCCGACATCGAGAAGGAAGCGCGGGAAGCGTCTGAGAAGGGTGTCGAGCAGTCCGATCAGGTTGTCGCGGCGAAGGAAAAGGTGATCGACGCTGCGGACCGGGTGAAGGACGCCGAGCAGGGTGTTGCCGACGCTCAAGTGGGTGTGGCGGATGCTCAGCAGGCCGTTGTGGAGGCGCAGGCGGATCTGCAGGAGGCGATGGATTCCACGTCCAGCGCGGCCGACAAGACTGCGCAGGCGTTGGCGAAGCTGTCGCCGAATGCGCGGGCGTTCGTGTTGGCGATGCGCGAACTTGGTCCGGAGTGGGAAGCGGTCCGTAAGTCCGTTCAGGACAACATGTTCGCTGGCCTTGACGTGACATTCACGAACCTCGCAACGACGTCGATGCCGATGCTCAAGGAAGGCATGGGGCAGGTCGGTACTGCGATCAACGGGGCAGCGAAGGAGTTCGCGGCGTTCTGGGGATCGTCAGGTGCACAGGACAGTCTGCGAAACATCTTCGCAGGCACCGCCGACCTGATCACGGCCATGCAGCCAGGATTGGCGGCACTGACAACCGGCATCCTCGACATCGGCAATGCCGCAGCACCGGTGATGGGGCAGCTCGGCGATTCATTGGGCAATCTGTTGGGCAGTATCGGTGAGGCCTTCACCGAGGCTTTCGCTGACGGATCGTTGACGGAGCTGATCGGTCACTTCTCGACGATGATGGATGGCCTCGGCGGCGGCTTGAACGCGCTGCTCGGTGGGCTCATCGATTTCGGGAACATCGTCGGACCTGTTCTCGGGCCGCTGTTGCAGACGTTCGGTGAGTCGATCGCGATGCTCGCCCCGTCACTGGGGGCGTTGGGTGTCTCGTTCGGGAATGCGCTGATCGAGATCCTCCCAACATTGTCGGAGTTCATCTCCTCACTCGCTGACGGTCTGGCACCGGTTATGCCGGTGATCGCGGACTTGCTGAAATCGCTCGGTGCCGCGCTCACGCCGCTGATTCCGCCGCTGTCCCGGATTCTGCAGACCGTCGGGACCGCACTCGTGGGCGCGATCGATGCCCTCGCGCCAGCCATCGGTCCACTCGGCGAAGCCTTCGCGTCGCTGGTCGACGCGCTTGCGCCGATACTTCCCATGGCCGCGGAAGTGATTTCCGTTCTGGTGCAAGCCCTTGCGCCTGCGCTGAAGACGATCTTCGACGCACTCGGACCGGTCATCAAGCAGTGGCTTGACGGGATGAAGCCGGTGCTCGAGCAGTTGGCACCAATCCTCGCTGAAGTGGCAATGCAGTTGGGGCAGGCGATTGCTGACGCGTTGATCCAGTTGATGCCGGTCCTTCCGACGTTGATCGATTCGTTCTCTCAAATCGTGTTGGCGATCGCTCCGTTCATTCCACAGTTGGTGCAGATCGCGGCGGAGCTACTGCCGAAGTTGATCGACGTCATCGTGTGGCTGGTCAACACGATTCTGCCTCCGTTGACGACAGCGATCGTCTGGATCGCCGAACACGTCCTACCGCTCGTGATCGAAGGGATCCGGAACTTCGCACAAACGTGGGGGGACAAGCTCACCGAAGCCAAAGATGCGATGCAGAAAGCGAAAGACTTCCTCTCCGATCGATTCGAGGACGTCAAGTCAGCGCTCACGAGCCTGAAGGAATTCTTCAGCACGGTCGTCGACACCATCGGAAACATCTGGGACGGGCTGAAGGAGAAGGCCGCCGGGCCGATCAATTGGATCATCGACAACGTCATCAACGGCGTCCTGAAGGATGCTTGGAACGCCGTAGCTTTCGTCATTCCAGGGCTTGAACGGTGGGATGGCATTGCACGCCATGGCAAGGCTGATACAGGACCAAACCTCGTGCAGCGGTACGCCACCGGCGGTCATGTTCTCGGCGCCGGTGGTCCGACCGACGACCGTATCCCCGCGATGCTGTCCAACGGCGAATTCGTCATGCGCGCTTCGGCGGTGAACACCATCGGCGTCGACAACCTCAAAATGCTGAACAGCAATCCCCAGGTCGCCAAGGGGAAGGTGCTGACCGAGGGGATGTTCACCGGCATCCGCATGAAGGTCGGCGGCTCGGTTGACGAGGCTGTCGCTCGAGCTAAAGGCTTCATGGAGCACGAGCACGGAAAGCCATACCAGTACGGCGGCGTCGGCGATCCTTCCTGGGACTGCTCGGGACTCTGGTCTGGCATTGTCAACGAGTTGTCGGGGCGCCCAGCCACTTCGGGACGCCTGTTCAATACGGAGTCCGACTTCGAGTCGATGGGCTGGAAGTCCGGCCTGAACGGGCGTGTGACGGTCGGCATCATGCGCGGCGGTGGCGGCGAGAACTCACACATGGCCGGCACAATCGACGGTAAGAACGCGGAGTCGTCCGGCGACAACGGAGTTCAGTGGGGTGGAGCTGCCCGCGGTTCGGACAACTCGATGTTCGGACTGCAATACACCCTGCAGGAACTCGCAGGACAGTTCTCCAGTGGAGGGTCCGGCGCCGGCATCGGCCGGGCACTCCGCAGTGTCCTGAACACCGTCTACAAGCCCGCGGCAGCCGCATTTGACCTGGCAACCTCGACCATCGGATCGGGCATCCCGGACTTCGGGCCGTCCATGATGGGGCAACTACCGAAATCGATGTTCAACGGCATCACAGCTGCAATGAAGAATGCCGTCCAAGGCGCCCTGAACGCTCAAGCAAGCACCGAATCCGGTAGCTCGTCGTTCGAGCCAGGCGCGGGTGCTGAGCAGTGGCGTCAGATGATGATCGACGCCTACAAGAACCAGGGCTACGATCCAACACCCGAGAAGATCGACGCTTGGGTCCGGCAGATTCACACAGAATCCGGTGGCGATCCCAACATCGCTCAGCAGATCGTCGATGTGAATGGCACGGGCGAAGCCGCCGGTGTCGGTCTGGGGCAGATGATTCCGGAGACGTGGCAGGCATTCCGAGACCCCGCACTGCCGGACAACCGCCGCGACCCGTGGGCGATGACGAACGCGATGGTGCGTTACGGCGAGCAGAAGTTCGGTGACAACCTGCTCAATGTCATCGGCCAGGGTCACGGCTACGACCAGGGTGGGATCGCGAACGGTATCGGTGTGATGCCGAAGTTCACGTTGCAGCCTGAGCGGGTCCTATCTCCTGAGATGACTGCTGATTTCGAGCGGCTGATCTCGGTGCTCGAGCGGCCGGACTTCATCGACGTGCTCCGTCAGATCACGAGCGATGCAGTGACGAACGCGGCGACAGAGGCGTCGGTGTCGAGTGGTGTGACTGCTCCTGCGCCGGAGGTGAATATCGCGGCAGCTGCGTCGGGTCCGTCGACGGCGTTCGATCCGAACAACACCGGATACGACGACACGTACTACAACGACACCGTCGCACGCGGAGGGAAGGAAGGCGCCGACGCATGGCTCGCGCGTCAGGACTTCGGCCCGCAGATCCGCACGTGGGGGATCAACGCGCTCAAGGAGATCGGCGGCGAGTTCGCATCACCCCTCGGTCTGGAACGGCGCTGGGGTGAGGCAGTCGATCAGGGCGCGAAGGACGCGATGCGCGCCGCCAACAGCGGCGGCGGCAACACCTACAACATCACGCAGGAATTCCACGGCTACAACGGCACACCGCAACAGTTCGCCGCCGAGATGGAACGCGCTGCCCGCCAGGGTCTCGCGACACTGACGCCGGTCTAGGGGAATGGATTATTGATGAACAACTGTGACCCCGACTTCAACGGCGGTTATCCCGTCCTGTTGATCATGCGCGACTTCGATCCTAGGAGTCCGACGTTCGAGCAGGACATCGTCACCGTGCCGATCTTTGGACCGAACTTTGTGGGACAGGGCATTTCGCTGCTCGAAGGGTATTCGGGTTTCTATCACACCCCGATCACCCAGATCCGGGAGAACTACGCGTACCAAGCTGGGTCAACAGCTTCGGACTATCCGCGCGTGGAGGAACGGATCCTCGACTGCGACATAGGTGTACAAGGCCGGAACTGGGCAGAGTTCGTGCAGGTCGAAACCTTGCTGTGGAAGATCATGAAGCCGCCGAAGGGGAAGCGCCCGGACTTCGTGTTGCGCTTCTACTTCGGTCCTGGCGAGGATGATTGGCGCGAGATCACCGTCCGTTTGGAGCGCACCCCGAAGGACCTGTTCAGTCGCGGCCCGGGTCTGACGACGAAGTACAAGTGGTCGTTGACGTTGCTGGCGTGCGACCCGTACTGGTACTCACGGACATTGCAGGACACCGTCACTTTCGACAGCGGTACCGGTACGGGCGCAAACCGGATCAGTCAGCGGACGTTGGTGATCGACAACATGGCAGACCAGGAGTGCTGGCTCGAGTACGCCTCGAACGAGCTCACCACGACGTCGACCTTTAGGTTGCCCGATGCGCTGGGTGTGTACCCGAAGTGGCACACCTCGGCCGGTCAACGCATCTACGTGCCGATGCCTCCACTCGGGGTGGGGAAGTCGTTCCACGTCCAGACGAACCCGATGCAGATTGCACTCGAGACGCTCGACGACAGTCAGGAAGTCGCGAATCTGCAGGGCGACTTCAACAACGCGCTGCCACCTCACACCGTCGGCGCTGAGCTGCCGGTGACGCTGAAGGGCGGGACCGCGCAGACACAACTGAGCGTGTACGCGGTGCAGCAGTGGGACCGGTACTTCGGAGGCGAGGCTTTGTGATCTCGATATCGGTACACAGAGACAACTACGCCTACCGTGATCAAGGCGGATGCTGATGCCCACCACGTTGATGACACCAGACGAAGTTCGGAAGGCCATTCGGCAACGAACCATCGAACGCATCTCGATCATGCGTTCGCGCCCGAAGATCACCCTCTACGACAAGAACTGGCGCAACCCCGTTCCGATCATGGGGGAGGTCACCGCTTCTTTCGAAGAGAAGCTGAACGACACCGGTGAAGGTGACCTCACGCTCTTCGGCAATCACAAAGTCCGCGAGTGGATCATCGAAGAACTCGGCGACGACGAGGACCTCCACATCCGCGTGCAGATGGCAGGCAAGGAGTGGACAGGCAAGGCCGTGTCGATCACCAACCGCGGTGACGACAAGGGGTTCGAGTACATCGACATCAAGTTCCAGCACGAGTACCAGCACTGCAAGCGGATCACCTGCTACTCGAACCCGCTGTTGCCGGCGGAGCTACAAGCCCCGAAGATCTGGGCGTACGCAGGCCCGTCGATCTTCGGAATCAAGACCCTGATCTTCCTGAACCTGCTGCGCCGCTTCGGGCCATTGTGGGGACTGCCGGAGAACCTGTTCGATCCGTCGTCGTGGGCGTCGAACTTGAATCCCGCGAACTGGCCGATCGTCGTCATCCCCGGCGACTTCTTCGGCGACACATCGATGTGGCAGGTCATCACCACCAGATTCGGGAACCTGCACGACGTCATCGCACCGGTCCTCGCGGACGCGGGCCTACAGGTCGTCGTGAAGCGCTGGTTCCCGGGAATGCCGCAACCGGCGCCGAACCACTTCATCCTGACCGAGCCGACGCTCACCATCGACGTCGTCGACAAGTCCGGCTACCGCGGCAAGAACGGCAACATCTTCGACGGCCTGCTGCACCTGGTGACCGACATCGCCGACGACCTGATCAACGAGGTCGTCACCGAGGTCACCGGCGCACCGAACCCGCCCGAATACTCACTGTCAGGGCACCTGGGCACGAACCCGCAACGCCCGTTCGTTACCTGGCGCAACGCGCAACGCACCGGCGTCTCGGGTATCGGGCAGTGGCAGGCGACAGTGCACAAGGCGTTGGCTGGTGCGATCGTGACCGGCGGCCACTCACCTGACTGGGTGAACGCTGGTCTGAAGCTCATCGCAAATGCGATCCTCGGCTACATCGGGGCGATGTTCGGTAACGCCGGCCTCGCGCTGGGAATCTTCGATTCGGTGATCGAAGACGTCGTGCTCGCGTTCCATCGGATGGCGAATCCAATGCGGCAGAACAGGATGGGCATCCGCGGTCCGGGCTATGGCGAGTGGTGGGAAGCATCCGGCGGCACCGGTGCGTCCTTGTCGGCGTTGATGGCTATCCGTGCCGGCTTCGACAAGACGAAGGCGTACCGCTCGTACAAGGTGTCGGTGGTCAACTTCGCACCGTGGCGCGTCGGTGAGCATTTCGATCTCGGTGACCGGACCGCGGTGGAGATCGGTAAGCGCGGCACGTACTACATCGACCATGTGTACGGGCTGAAGTTGTCGTGGAGCCGAGATCAGGATCCGCGGTACGACATCGCGATTGGCGATGATCGGAAGGAGCAGACACCCGGGGCGATGTTGTCGCGGCAGGTTGAAGGGTTGAAGGCGATGCTTCAGGCAGTGGGAGTTTCTTCGTGAGTTTTAAAGCGGTAGATACAGTGGACAGTGACTACCGTAAGGAGGGTGGCTGTGGCAAAGGCTGACAAGGACGGGATCATCCGGGATCGCCGGACGGGGATCGTGTTGGCGCGTAAGGACCGGCATCCGCTTGCGGACCTGTTCAAGGACATTCCGATGGGGGAGGGTCTTCCCGGTTTGCATATGGGTTTGCCGGAGGTGGAGCACCTCATGGCGATTCATGTGTTCGACAACCTTGGGTGCTCGCCGCCACAGGAGCCGTTGTACAAAGCGGTTCCTGATCGCGAGAGTCTCACGGCGACAGGTTCCGATCGCGTGTTGTGGGTCCCCGTCGCAACGCCGGATCCCGTTCCGGTAGAAGAAGCGGACGAACAGATCTTCGTTGCCGACATCTCCGATTACAACGCGGATCAGATGGCGGCGTTGGAGTTTCAGATGCAGCAGAAGAAGATCGCCGACAAGATGCTCGAGCAGGCCGACCCGCATGTACGTGGGGAGGGTGAACTCTGATGGCGTGGGACGTTCCGAAAGACCCCTCTCTCGTTCAGGGCTATGTTCCGCAGAAGGCGTACACGAAGAGCACTGTTCACAGTCTCCAGAACGTCGACCCATACAACTTCAGCGGCGGTCGGAATCGCGAAATCCGTGATGCCGCTGAAGGTGCGCGAGGAAACCTCCTTACTCGTCTGCTCGGTGGGTTTTTCAACATCGGACAGGTTCTGGACAACATCGCGACAGCCATTTTCGGCGGCGGACCGTTCGACCCTTCCTCAGCCCTGGGGCGCATCAGCGATAAGTCGATGGCGGACAAGGCTGTCATCACCGATATGCAGAACCGCCAACAGATTCTCGAAGGCATCATCGGCTACGGCTCGTGGGTGGCGTCCCAGAATCTGTTTCTGTCGATCGACCAGAACAACGCAGGCGCTCGGACGATGTCGTTCGATCGTCAGGTTGGCCCGAGTGTCGGTGTGACGTTGGTGTCGGATCCGGCGTTGGCGAACAAGAAGGTTCAACGGCTGGATTCGAAGGGGCTGTGGCAGGTCCTGGCACAGACCCGTTCTCGACGAACGATTTATTCGGGAACCGCGAAGGTGTATCTGGACATCGTCGTCAAGGACCCGAACGGCAACGAGTATTACCGACGTTCGATGGATCAGTCCGCGATCTCGAGCGAGGGCGGTGACGGCGAGATCACGATGCTGGGCAACGTCTTCTTCACCACCCCAGGACCTGGTTACACCGTGCGAGTGGACTTGTTCTCGGGGCAGTGGCGCTGGTTTTACGGGGGCTCTCAGTGGTCCGGCCTGAGCATTCTGAAGCACTCGTCGGAAGTACAGAACCCGGGAACGGTCGACCCCGGAACCCCGCCCGTCGCTGGCTAGCAAGCGGCCCAATGTCAGGAGAAGAGATGACAGGCAAGGTTGTTCCCATCAAGGGCGGCTCCGTTGGTTCGGGCTACCGCAGTGCAGACCGGCCGGACCACCGCGGTGTGGACTTTCCAGCCTCATTCGGCACCCCGATATACGCGGCGGCCGATGGCTTCGTCGTGCGATCCGGTCCCGCAACCGGTTTCGGCAACTGGATCGTCCTCGACCATCAGCGTGAACTCGGCGTCGACACCGTGTACGGACACATGGCGGCACGCGACCTCCTGGTCCGAGCAGGCGACACCGTCACGGCGGGCCAGGTCATCGCCCGCGTCGGGTCGGAAGGCGAATCCAGCGGGCCTCATCTGCATTTCGAGGTGTGGGGTCCACCGGGCCGATTCGGCGGCACCGACCAGAACCCGTCCACCTGGCTACGAGATGCCCGACAACCGGGTACATCGGCACCCGCGCCGCTCCCTCAGACGAAGGGTGACAAGCAGCTCATCGCCGACGTCACCGTGCTCACCCGCAACGACTCCGGCTGGCGCGACCCGAACACCTGCACACACATCTGCCAGCACACCAACGAAGGCCCGGCATTCGGTTCACTCGAGGGCCTCCTCGATTGGTGCGCAAATCCCATCTCCGAAGCCTCCTATAACCTCATCGTCCACGGCGACGGCCGCATCGGCCGATCCAACGACGACGACTACATCCCGTGGGCGGCAGGCCCCATCTCCAACCGCAAAGGCCTCCACGTCTGCGCCATGGGATACGCCGCAGAGACACGCGAGCAATGGCTTTCCAGGCCAGCGCAACTCGACTCCCTCGGCGAGATCTGGGCCGACTGGGCAGTGCGGCACTACATCGCCCTCCAGAAGGTCGATGGCAATCAACTCCGTGCCGGCGCCGAAGGAGTCTGCGGACACGGAGACACCGCCCGAGCGTGGGGCGAAACGAACCACACCGATCCCGGTGTCGGGTTCCCGTACGACGTCGTGCTGCAGATCGCGCGCGACAAGATCAACCAGGAGGACGGTTTGAGCGCCGCAGACGCAGACAGGGTTGTAGCGAACCTGACTGAATTCATCAAAGGCTATCTCGCCCCGGTTATCTCGGACGTCAAAGACCTCCGAGAGCAGGTCACCGGATCGAGGGACCTCCATTACAAGGACCCGGAGCGCAAGGTCGTGGATCCTCAGAAGTCCTACCCGGGCTTGAAGATCCTCGGAAACCGGACCCTCCCCGACACGGTCGCCGCACTCGCACAGGCAGCCGGCATCAAAGGCACCATCGACCCGAAACCAGGAGCATGAACATGACCCACCACGAATCCATCTCGCCCACAGTCGCGCTCGGCAGCATCAACGCCCGATCCTTCTGGCTCGACGTCCTCGACCGGACCAGCAAGACGTTCATCCAGAACCTGCTGATCTTCTTCGGTGCCGGTGTCACCATCACTTCGGTGTCGTGGCCGGCGCTACTCGGGTCTGCGGGCCTCGCGGCACTCGTGTCGCTTGTCCTGGCGATATCGACGGCGACCGCGATCACGTCGGGCAACTTCGTCATCGACCTCGCTGACCGGGCGCTCCGAACCGGCGCAGGTTCGTTGGTTGCGGCGATCCCTTTGACTGGCAGTATCGCGGACATCAACTGGTCTGAATCGCTGACGATTGCTTTGACTGCTGTGGTTGTGTCGGTGCTGACGTCGTTGCTGACGATCAATCTGGGTTCGGCAAAGGGCCTTCCCAGTGTCGCGCCGGTGGTGCCTCCGGTGCTGAACCCGACAGGCTCGTTCACGGAGTTCCGCGGCTGAGATAGTCGACTGAGTGAGGGGCGGGGCCGTTGTGGTCTCGCCCCTTTCTCATGTCCGCTACAGTTGCGGTAGATACAGTGAATGAAGGGGACACAGTGAGTCGTGCATACGGTTGGACAGAGACGAGTGACGCCACCATCGACGAGGAAGCAGAAGTCATCCGCATGATGGCCACCACCCTCCTCGACGGCGGCTCACTCCGGGGACTCGTCGACCACCTCGAAACCGAAGGCATCTCCACTGTCTCCGGCAAAGCGTGGAAACCGATCACTATCAAACGCGCACTCACCAACCCCCGCATGATCGGGAAGAAGCAGAGCGGCGACAAACTTGTCGCCACCACCATCCCGCCGATCCTGCAGCCCCGAACCTATAAGCGGCTGTGCGAACTGCTCCTCGATCCGGAGCGCGCGAAGTACACCGGCGACCGCACCCAAGTAGCACTCCTCGGTGGTGGGCTCGCACGGTGCGGAGGCTGCGGCCGACCCATGTACGCGGCATCCACCGTCGGCCGCCCCACCGTCTACGCCTGCTCCACCCGCAGCAGCGACTGCCCCTCCATCGTGTCTGTCCAAGCTGAATTGCTCGAGGCGGACGTCATCGAGCGAGTCCTCGCGCGGTTGTCGTCACCGAAATACCGGAAGGCGTTGACGAAGTCGATCAACGAACTCGGCTCCCGCGAGGAAGGCGAAACCCGGGTAGCCGAACTCAACGCCCGATTTACTGCTCTGGGGGAGGACTTCGCCGACGGACTCATCGACCGCGAAACAATGCGCGCCGGCACCGACCGCGTACGCGCGAACATCGCCGCAACCGAACTGAAGATGGCACAACGGGAAGTCCTCATCGACCTCCCCGAACCATCAGCGGAGGACATCGTGAAGTGGTGGGAAGAAGCGGACAAACGCCGGCGCCGCGATGTCGTGTCGATCGTCGTCGACCACCTCACCGTCAAACCCACCGACCGACGAGGCCGCGACGGACTCGACCCACACCGAGTCGACTATGTCTGGAAAACACAATGAGATTCGTGTTTCATTCGGTGCTATAAAATCGCGAGCACGCTATTTTATAGCGCCCAAATCGACACCCGGAAGCAGAGAAGGCCCCACCGTTTGGTGGGGCCTTCGGTGACGCTGTGGTGTCTTTAGTTGAAGTTGATACGTGCGCCGCCGGAAAACATCGAGTCGTGGACTTCGATCGCGACTGGGACTGCGCCAACTGGGATGTCGAATACCACTCGAGTGGATCGAGTAATGCCTGGGTTAATGTCGCCCGCACCTTTGTCGTCGCCTTCGAGGCCGAACTCCGCTGAAAAGTTGTTCGTGAACTCTCGGCCCTGATCGTCGATCAGAACTTGATTCGAACTCGCGTAGTACTGCGACTTGTTCGACGTGTTCGTCACGTCGACGTAGACAACTACGAACTGGCCCTCTGCTGTTTCACTGAACCACGATGATTCTTTTCCGATCGTCGCGAGTCCGGATTCAACTTTGGTGACGACGAAGCCGAACTTTCCGTCCCTCACTTCGGTGCCGAATCCTGTCGCGACTTGCTCTTGCTTTGTCGTGGTTGTGGGGGTCGTGGTTCTCGATTCTGGTGCCGCTTTGTCAATGGCAGCGGCGGGTGCACGGGTGGTGGCAGTTATGCGGGTGGCCGTCGATGTTGATTTGTCGTTGCCGCTTAGTGCTGAAACGAAGATTCCGAAGCCGAGAATTGATAGTCCGATGATGAGCAGTTTCACCCCAGTGCCCATCGGCTTCTTCGGGGGCATGCCGGGCTGGAATTGAGGAGCTCCAGCCATGGGGGTCGGGCGTGTGGCGTCTGACCACTGCAATCCGTTCCAGTACCGCTGGAGGCCTTGAACTTGTGGGTCTGGATACCAGCCGGGCTGTGAGTTCAT